CCCCACCGGCCAGTAGCGAGAACACCGGACCCAGGATCTTGAACCCGAGCATCGACACCAGCAGGGTGGACAGTACGAAGTTGGCGCCGGGCACGTTGGTCGCCAGCCAGGTGATCCCGTTGGCCAGCTGAGCGATCGCGACCATGAACGCGGTCAACCCGGAGAAGTCGAGCGAAGCGAACAGTGTCACCAGCGCGGTCGCGGCGCTGATCAGCGCCGGGCCCAGGCCACCTTGACCAGACAGCTTGGTGACCAGCTCACCGAGGGCCGGAGCGAACTCGGTACGGATCTGCTGCAACAGGGGGGCGACATTCTGGTTGGCGCCCAGTCTGGCCAGGCCGCCGATCATCATGCCGAGCAGCAGGCCCATCTCCCGCAAGGCGGGAAGGGAGTCCTGGAAGTACTGGCTGATCCGGACCTGGCCTTCGGCGCTGCGCGTCCACAGGCGAAACTTCCAGGCGAGATCTTCGATCGAGAGGCCGAAGTCGACGGCGTATCCGGCGGCGATCCGGAAGATGTTGAACAGGCCGATCACGACGTCGACCACCACGCCGGTCACCCGGCGCATCAGGTTGAGCGCGTACACGAAAAACTGGGAGGCCTTGCCGTTGTCCAAGGTCGCTTGCGTCCAGTTGGCCAGTCCTTTCGCGACGTCAGCGAACAGCGCGGCGAACTGGTTGGCGGCAGGCAAGGCGGCCTGGATCAGATTCATGATCGCCTGCGCCAGATACAGCACGCCCCGGCCCAGGTTGCGCACGACCGGGCGCAACTCCAGGAAGATGACCCCGGCCTGCCCCAGGAACCGCGCCGAGTGCACGAAGTCGCCGGTCTCACGGGCGATGCCGCCGATCTCGGCGCCGACACCGGCCAAGCCCCGGCCGGTCAGCTGCGACAGCCCGCCCAGCGAATCCGCGAAGTAGTCCAGTCCGGAGCGCAGGCCACCGGCCGCGATCTGCTCGCCCAGCTGCGCGAACTGGTTTTTGATCCGGGTGATCGGCATTTCCAGCTGTTCGGCGGCCAGCTTGGTCGCCCACATGCCCAGCTTCACCGCCAGCAGCAGTGGCAGCACCAGGCCGAGCACGCCGACCAGCGGCGCCAGGCCGCCCAGCGCGATCGCGCCACCGGCGCCGATCGCGGACAGGCCACCGGCCAGAGCGAACGCGCCGGTAATCACACCAGCGAACTTGAAGGCGTTGACGATCATGCGGCGGGACCGGCGCGCCGACAGGCCCGCCTTGTCCGCCTTCTTCGCGAATTCGTCCAGTCCTCCCGAGCCAGCGCGCGCCTTCGCCCCGGTTTTCAGGGTCTCGTCGCCCAGCCTGCGCACTGGTGGCTCGGCGCGCCGTGACGCCTTACCCAGGTCCTCAGTCGACTCCTCGGCCTGGCCGAGGCCCTTGGCGGCCTCCGCGCCACCTTTCTTGGCCGCGCGGCCGACGCCGTCGAAACGCTGTTCCAGCTCATCGAGACGTCGGAGCATGGGTGCGATCGCGGCAGAAAGCGAGTCGCGCAACGTGGCGCTGATCTCGATCTCGTCTTCCCCGGCCACCCGCCCACCTCCCCGTCCTCAGCCGACGGTGGTGATCGTCGCACGCGTCCGCGCCGCCCCCCGGGAGGCACGCCCCCCGGGCATGGAAAACGGCCGGTGTCGACACACACCGGCCGTTCCTCCCGCTCCCGACAGCGTGGAGAACTCACCCACAACTACGCGGAGCGAATCGTAGCGGCAGCTACTTCCTCATGCCCTTGTGGGCCTGCTGGTCGCGGGCCCTGTCGTCACGGGCCTTCACCTGCGCTGCGGCCAGGCGCACCAGCAGGTTGAAGTCGTCTTCGTCGGCCAGGACCGCGACCACGTCCTGACTGAACTCGTAGCAGTAGCGGGCGACCTGCACGAGACGCTCATCGTGCGAGAGGATTTTCAGTTTCTGGCGGGTGCGCTCGACGAGCACCCCGCCGGTCAGCGAGGGTCGTCGCTGTCACCGTCGCCGTTCTCACCCTGCCAGCCGGACGCCGACAGGACTTCCTGGCTTGCGCGCACGATGTCGGATTCACGGCCGAAAACCTTGATCAGCGCGGAGGGGGTGTCGAACGCACCGAACAGGCTCAGCACGACCTCGTCGTTGAAGGTGAGCGGATCGCCGGTCGCCTTGTTCTCCACCACGTGCCACAGGTCGGGGTCGTGCTTGTCGAGCACGTCGATGCGGATGACGCAGTAGACGAGTACGGCGACGGCGATAGTCATCTGATTCTGGTCGAGCGGGGTGGCCGCGCCGTTCTTGCGCTTCTCCGGCGGCAGGGAGGCGCGCTGCCACCGGCGCAGGTCCCGTTCCGGGATGTCGGTGTGACACACCAGCCGGATGCGGCCGCCGGGCACGGTGACGGTGAGCGGCTCGACCTCGACGCGCTCGTTGACGGCTTCCTGCAGCAGACTGAGTGTGTCGATGCCGCCGAAGGCGGGGGCGACTGCGTGCCCCAGGTCATTCGGGGGCTCGGCGGGGCTCCCGGGCTGGGAGCCGTCGAAAGTAGCGGTCATGATCATTTCCTCCCGGTTTTCTGTGGAACGCCGTGGCGGGAACGGGCCGGGCGCGCGAGCACCGGGAGGGTGAACCCGCGCACCCGGGCCGAACCCGCCACGGCGGACGAACCGGCGAGGCTGGTGACCCTCACCGGTTCGTACGTGCCGTGGTCAGCCGATTCCGCCGACAGCGAACGTCAGTTCGTAGTCGGCCGCGTCGCCGCTGGACGCGTCCGACTCCGGTTCGCGCACGCCGGTCAGCAGCGCGTTCGGGTAGACACGCGGCTTCACGCCCCGCACCACCCGCATGTCGCTGCCCAGCGGCTGACCGGACACGGTGGTGCGGAGCTGGCCGACCAGCGGGATCAGCCGGTCGAGCACCGGCTGATCCCGCTCGGGGTCGTAAGGGCGGGTGAGCGTGAGGTCGCCGACCTCGGGTGGGGCGGCGATCACATCCGGCTGGGTGGCCCCGCCGTCCCAGACTTTCGTGGCGTCCGAGGTGACCTCGCCACCGGTCTTCTGCGCGAACGGCGTCAGGATGCCCTGCACCGTCCAGAGAAACTGCCTCTGTGCTGCCTTCACGACCGCACCCCTTTCTTCACAGCGCGGCCGTTACGGCGGCCTTGGTGACAGTGAGCTGAACGATCGCGGCCGTCGGGCTGACGCGGATGCCCAGTTCGGCGAGCACCTTGTTCTGGGCCGCCACCTCGACCGGGTTGATGTCGAGCACGCGCACCCTGTAGCCGGGGTCCAGCGGCGGCCCGTTCGGGTCGGCCGGGTCGATCCGCGCGTACAGCCCGTGCGCCTGCGCCATCGGGATGACGATGCCTTCCAGCACCCCGGCGATCTGGCCGAGCAGGTGCCCGCGCGCGTCGATCACCCCGAACAGGTAGGGCTCCAGCTGCGTGTACGCCTCGGTCACCACCCGGTTGACCACATCGGCGCCGGTGAGGAAGCCCCAGTTGTCGCGGTCCGCCGACAGCGACACCCAGCCGTAGAGGCGGGTGGTGCGGGCGACCGTGCGGATCACGTTGACCTTGGCCGAGTCCAGGTCGTTGCCGTCGACGCCGCTGAACACGGTGGCCGGTCCGACCACGTAGCGCGCCACCGACAGGTCACCGGCCGCTGCCTTCCACGGTCCGATGGCGTGGGCGCGCGCCCGGGCGGCGGCGACGTAGCCTTCGGGGCTGATGGTGCGGGTGCCGCCGTACTCGTCTGGGACCTTGATCCACGGCGCGAACAGCCCGGCTCGCTTGGCGTCCAGGGCGGCGGCGGTGGAGATCAGGGTGGCCTTGTCGGTGGTGCTGGCGGCCGCGAGCAGTGCGATCCGGTTGGTGGCGTCGGCGTGCGCGATCAGTCCGGCGTGGACGGTCGTGCCGATGCCGGGAATGGCCACGGCGCCGTCACCGTATTCGGTGGTGCACAAGGCGAGTGCCGTCACGTAGTGGCTGGCGGTGACGCTGGCGCGGTCGTCGGTTCCGGCGGCCAGCGCGGTCGCGGCCACGACCGCAGGGTTGTTGTCCGGGGCGACGCCGACCGATCCGGCGTCGGTGAGCTTGATGTACGGGCTGGTACTGGACCTGCTGACAGCCTCTTGCGGGTTGTGCAGGTTGGTCCAGTCGTGCACGAGCACGCCGCCCAGGCGCACCTGGATGCGGAAGGTGTCTGCGGTGGGCCCGGCGAGAACCTGGATGGTGAGGCCGGTGGACCATGCTCCGGCGTTGCGCGCGGAGACGGTGAGCGTGGTGGCCGGGGTGCCCTGGCCGTCCATGAGGCCGCCGGTCAGGGTGCCGATGGTGGCGGCGGGCCCGACGACGCGTACGACGTAGGCCTCGGTGCCGCCTTCCTCGAAGAAAGTCTTGATGTCGTCCCACAGCGCGCTGTACGTGGTGCGCGCGCCGAACAGCTCCTGGAACTGGGCGAAGCTGGTGACGCGCGTCGGCTCGGTGGTGGATCCGCGTTCGGCGAGTCCGACCGCGAAGTACTTGCTGGATGGCGCGAGCGTCGGCGCGCTCGGACCGGACACGGCACCGACGGTGACCGCTACACCCGGCATGGTGAGCCCCTTCCCTGGGTTGCCTTGCCGGTGGTACTCCGGCTAGCATTGATGGTGTGGCACGCGCGCCGCGCGCTGATCGAATCATGGCACCTCAGGAAGTCTTCTTCGGCGCGGACGCGCCGAGCTTCCCTTTCGGCGCGGCCTCAGAGGACTCCTGTTCGTCGTCCTGCGCGGGCGGCTCCTCCGGCTTCTCCAGCACCAGCAGGCCGTTGTCGATCGCCTCCTGGGCGACCTCGTCGACCTTGTCCACCTGGCGGCGGCCGCCACCGTCGACGATCCGCCCCTCCGTGTCGCACACCACCGGAGTGGGGTTCGGGTTGAACAACATCGTCTTCGCGCCCTGCGTCATCACGCTTCTCCGTTCATCGGCTCGTTCACGCCTACCGCGTACGAGCTGGTCTCGACCGTCTGCATCTCGCCGTGCACCGGCACTGTGGAACCGTCGTCCACGTACTCCTCGCTGAGTACGTCCACGGTCAGGATGGCCGCCGCCCACGCGCCCTGGCCGTTCGCCACGCGCGACGGAATCCCGTAATCCTCGCCGTAGGTGGCTTGCACCACGCGCAGCCCGCTCTCACCCGGCTCGGTGGACAGGTTCGGGTACTGCAGCAGGGTGGCGCGCACAGCCTCGGCGACATGGTCGCGGGCCTGCTCGGACAGCTTCCAGTCAGCGCCACGCGTCCGCAGCACCACCCGGCACGAGTAGGTGCTGTGGTATTCGGGCTCGCCAGCGGCCGAGAAGTCGCCGGTGGCGGCGATCCGCAGCAGGCGGGGGTTGACCACGACCAGCCAGGTCTTGTGACCTTTGCTGCTGTTGACCTCCGAGTCGGGGACGTCGCCGGACAGGTACGCGTCCACGTCCGGCAAGACCTGCTCGTCCCAGCCGCGCGCCATCCGCAGCAGGGGGATCCGGCGTGGCAGGTCGGTCGCGAACAGCAGCGCGAGCTGGTCGCGGACACCGTCGGCGCCGCGCACCGGCCTTAGCCGCCCATCCGGGAGTGCGGCCTGACTGGCTTGCCATCCCAGTCGGGTCCGGTGATCGCCTCGGCGAGCGGCATGAGCGCGATCAGCTCGTGCTCACCCCAGGTGCTGGTGATGACGTGACAGCGGGCCAGCGCGCCGCGCAGTGTCTCGCGCACCAGGTCGCGCAGGGCGGGCGGCTCGACCTCGTCGACGCGGTCGAGTGCCTGCTGATACAGGGATCCGACCACGGCCGGGGTGTAGTCCTTGGCGTTCGCCCACACAGCACTCACCTGGTCTTTCGTCCACTGACGCGCGCGTGGCCGCTGACGATCCACGATTTGATGGCGGAGGTGGCGGCACCGGAACGCTGAATGGTACGGGCGTCCCACAATGGTCGTTTCGGAATTCCCGCACGCGGAGCGCCCCGGTGGTGGTAGGCGGCCCAGCGCACGTTGCTACCGGCGGACATGTCGTGCGGGCCGAGACGCTCCAGACCCATCGGCCGGTCCGACACCGACCGCTTCAAGTCGCCGCTGCGCACCAGGATGTCGCCCATCCAGCCCTCCCGGCGCTTCTGGGCCAGTGATGTGTCCTTCAGCTCCCGCCACGGCGTGCGCCACTTCTTGCCCTGCGTGCCGAACTGCTGCCGGTTGCCGTCGGTGAACCAGTCCAGAAACGCGTTCCACGCGGGCAGGACGTTCTCGGCGCGCTGCGACATGGCGAGCAGCTTGCGCCGGGCCCGGTTGAACACGGCCCGGTCGTAGCGCAGGTCGAACACGGTGCGCGCGGGCATCAGCGGTACGCCCCGATGTTGCGGAAAATGCCGAGCGGCGCGAGTTCGTCTGCCGTCCACGTCTCGCGTTCCGGCCGGGGTGCGTTCTCGTTGTCGGTGCCGTTGACGGTGATGGTGTCGTCGAAGCGGTTCCGGGCGATCGCGGCGGCCTTTTTCAGCATGGCGCGCACCAGTGTGCGCTCATCACCCCAGCCGCCCATGTAGCGCACGGTCGCCTGCCCGGCGTTCTCCACGCGTGCGATGTTCGCCGAACCCCAGGCGTCCGAAGCAGATGGCAAGGTCAGCACCCCTGGGGGGTATCCGGTGATGGCGGTGTGCCGCAACCGGTATTCGGTGTGCACCCAGGGGAGTTGCAGCGGGTGCCCGGCGTCCACGACCGTGCCGTCGACGCTGAGCACGGTGTGCACCGGCTGCCGGGTGGCGAGCAGGCCGGATTTGAGAATCGGGGCCACCTCGTACATCTCCCGGGGCGTGATGTACGCCTGCGACAGGTGACCTTCCAGTTCCCCTTCGATACCGTCGAGAATGTCGGCGATCGCGTCCTTCTGCTCTACGGTCCATACCGGACTGCTCATGTAGTCGTTCAGGCGCTTCGGCGTCAGAATCGTCACGGCGCCACCACTTCGAAGTTGTCGTATGTGATGTGCGGTGTGGCCACCACGAGCGACACGATGCCCGCGCCGCCGCCGCTGGTGAACGCCGTGTCGGTGACAGCCGCCCCCACCGGGTTGTCGGCGTCCACCGCGCGGTTGGCGAACCCGAGAATCTGATCCCCGTTCACCTGCAGCTGCAACCGCATCAGCACGCCTTCGGTGAGCCCGGAGACCGTCTCGTTGGCCAGCTGGGTCAGCGATCCGGCCACCCGCTTGTACAGCGTCACGATCCCGGTCGTGCTGGAGTCGTACTGATAGTCGAGGTAGTAGAAGTTCTGGTCGTCCACCACTCGCGCGCACAGACCGGATTCCCCGGCGGTGTGCACGACCTCGGCTTTCACCCGGTAGTCGTTCACCCCGGCGGGCAGCCACGCGGGGTTCCACGCCGTGCCGGTCGTGTTCGCCTCGGCCTTGTTGCCGATCCGCTCCCACGTTCCGGCCGGATCGCCCTGCCACGCGTGCCCGGAGGACGACGTGCCCAGCGCGCCCGCGTCCGGTCCGTCGAACGTGTCTGCGGGCAGGCCACCGGACGCGGTCGGGGTGACCGCGTTGGACGCGGCCGACTCCGCCGAGGATCCGACGACGTTGTTGGCCTTGACTTTCACGGTCACCGCGACCCCGGCGGTCAGGCCGGTAATCGTGATCGGGCTGCTGGCGCCGTCCTGGGTTCCGGCCGGGGTGGCGCCGTCGTACGCGGTGGCGGTGAAGTCATCGGCCGGTTCGCCCGCGCCCGCCGGGGTGAACGTGACCTGAGCGGATTCGACTCCTGCCGTCGCCACGCCGATCGTGGGCGCGTTCGGCGGGGCGACCGGCGGGTTGGAGGGCACGCCACCGAGCACGCGGGTCATCGCGATCACGTGGTCATGGATGCGATAGGCCGCGATCGGCGAGTTGGTGCCGGAGTTGCCGCGCACGATGAACGTGGCGTTGTTGGTGGTGCCGATCGGCGGGTTCTCCGAGTTGATCACATACATGGCGGCGATCGTGCCGGTGAAGTTGTTGCTGCGGTCCAGCACGTCCGCGTACCCATCGGGGGTATACCGCCAGGCTCGTTCCGGGTCGCCGTCGTAGCCGTAGTGCTCGATGTCCACGGCGTTGATCCGGAAAATCCCGCCTCGGAAGTCGACCACGCCCAAGTTCGGGCCGATCCCGTCCGGCGCGTACCCGGCGAAACCCCATTGGCATTGCTCGATCTTCAACTGTCCACTCACGACACCGATGTGCGAGCACGGGCGCCGCGTGAACGCGCCGATCTTGCACGCCAAGGCAATCGCCGTAGACAGGTGCAGGTGCTCGGTGAGCGGGATACCGCCGTAATAGCCTTCGACGACCAGCCGGTTGACGTCGATCGCGACGTTGTTGTTGCTGCGGGGCAACAACAACGCGCAGCCGGTCGGACGGGTCGGCTCCGGCAGGAAGTCCAGCACCGTCTCGACGTCGAAGCGCACACTGTCGAGCACGCACGTGCTCACCTGCTCCAGATTGAGCACGCACAGACTCGGGTTGTCCGGCGAGCGCAGGATCACGTCCCGTACCTGGAAAGCGATGTTGGAGAAAGTGTTGCCGACCGGGTCGGTGGCATCCGCGTCCGGCGCGCCGAACACGCACGGATGCCCGTCCTCGACGTTCCATTCGAAGTCGGCAGGGTCGTAGTCGAAGAAGAACACCGTCGCCGAGGCCACCTGGGCGGGAGTGCCTCCCAGTTCGGCCGCCCGCACCGTGTAGGCGTTGCCCACGCCCCGGATGCCGAGCGTCTGCTTCAGGATGTTCGCCTGGCGCGGCACCATCGGGATCGGGAACGCCGCAAACTGCGCACCGCCCCACACCTGCACGCGTTCCGGGGTGAGTGCCACCCGGTAGGTGCCGATCGTCGGCCCGTACAGGCTGGCCGTCTTCGCGAACGCCAGCATGGCGTTCCAGGTGGCCAGGAACGCCGTGTAGTTGTCGGTGGTGCCGTCGGCGATCGCGCCGTTGGCTTCCACGTCGAACAGCGGCTCGGTAGCACCACCGCCGGACACGCCCAGCATGGCCTTGAACTCGGCCAGCGTGCGCCGGATCCAGGCGCCGCCGTGGCGGAAGACGACCATCTCGTCGACCGTGCCCACGCCGGAGATGCCGGTGAGGTTGGCGTGCGCGGCCTGTTTGCCCGCGATCGCGGTGGTCAGCGTGCCGACGGCGTTCGGGTCGTCGCCGAGCGCCTGCGCGAGTTCGTCCAGCGTGTCCAGTGCCGCCGGGGCCGCGCCCACAATCTGCTGAACACGCGCGTCGACGGCCGGGACGAAGTCGGTGATCTGCGTCGAGACATGCGTGTGCGCGGCGGGCGGAAGTCCCCCGTTCTGGATGTCGTCGACTTCGGCGGCGAGTGCTTCCAGATCGGTGCGCAGCGCGGTGCGGGTCGGCACAGCAGGCAGGGTCACGGGGTCACCTCACGCGTCGACGGGTCCGAAGTTGGCAAGCGAGACGCGTGACACCCCGTCGATGTGGCCGAGGCTCATGCCGCCACCGGCCCGGTAGCCGAGCGCGAGGGTGACGGTGCCGTCGTCGGCGATGTCGCCGCCAGCGACGCGCCAGTACAGGTCGTCGAGTTTCGCGGTGCCGTAGTCGCCCTGGGTGTAGATCGAGCCGAGCGCGGCCGGGGTGACGGTGCCGCTGGATTTCCAGCGCACCGGCTCGCCGTCGACGACGCTGGCCAGATCGAAGGCGGCGGACGCGCCCTGCAGCAGCACGAGCGGCGACCAGCGCATCAGGTCACCGCTGGAGGCCCCGGCGGACAGTCGCCATCCAGCCGGGGTGAGCGTCCAGGTGCCGGTGGTGCCGCAGGCGAACACGTTGCCCGCGCCGGTGATGGCGGCGGTTTCGACGAAGGCGCGCACACTGGTCGGGGCGACACCGTTTTCGACGATGTGCAGCACGCGACCCTCCTCTTCGGTGTACAGCTCGATGATCGTGCGGCGGCGCCGGGGGATGACGCGGACCGGGTCGCGCTGCGGGAACAGCGGCGGCAGGTCGTGCAGCATGCCGGTCACAGGTCGCTCACCCTGCCCCGGATGACGAACCAGCCACGCGCCATCACCTGCGGGCCGATCACGGGGTCGCCGACGGTAAGCCGTTGCTCGAACCGGCCGACGCCGAGCGTGACGAGCTGGTCAGGCGTGATGGTGAGGCGGGCGGTTTTAGCGTCGGCGGCGATGACCGCGTTGACGGTGAGCGTGGGCGGGGCGGTGACGGGATTGAGTCCGGACGCCCACAGGTCGAGCTTGCAGGGGGCGGCCAGCGGCAGCGCGACACCGCCGTTGTCGGCGAGGCGTTGCACGACCGCCGACCAGGATCCGCCCAGCTCGGCATCGGCGTGGAACTCCTCCGCTCTCACGCGGGTGATCGTCGCATGAGGCAGGCGGGGCGGTCAGCACGCCACGCGGTTACGCCCGTTCCGGCCAGTGCCAGGTTCCCGGCTTGTACGTGGAGCGCTCGCCGGATAGTGGCAGCTCGTCGTGCTTGCAGACCTGCTTATGCGATCCGCTCGCCGTGTGCACGGTGAGCAGCAGCGCGTCGTCGAACCACCACTGCTCAGCATGCTGGATCGGGCGACCCTCGCTGCGGCTGAAGCTCTTCGCCGCCACGGTGTCTACCGTGATCCAGGCGCCGACCTCGGTGACCAGCGCGGCCTGGCAGCGGGACGGGAACACCTGGCTGCCGTCTTCGCGCGCGGTGCTGCCGTGGCTGACGTAGTGCACGATCCGGCCGACCGTGGGGATCAAGGCGCTCACGCGGTCGGCTCCTCGGTCTTCGCGGCCGCTTCCTGGGCGGCCAGATGTGCCTTGAAGACCTCGGTGGGCACGTGCTGGCCTTTCGTCCAGCGCATGCGGGTGACCGCCGTGGTGCAGCGGTCCGGCACGAACGTCTCGAACACGTCTTCGGGCGCGATCGTGTAGCCGGGGATTTCCTCGCCCGCCTGGGTGCCGTAGAGCGAGCCGGTGGATTCGGCGACGATACGCGGCTCGTCGGGGTGCAGCAGCAGCAGTTCACGCCGCGCCGGTTCGCCTTTGCCGACGGCGACAGGGGTGACGGGGCCGGGCTGGTCGGGTCGGCTGGCGGCGCGGCGGGCTTTGACTGCGGCGGCTTCGGTGTTGGTGGGCATGGTCAGCGGGTCTCCCAGTCGGTTGCGGTGATGTCGTCGCGGTTCGCGTGCCAGGGGCTCATTTCGCCCGCGCTGAACATGTCGATGTGAGCGCTGTAGTGCACCTGCTGGCCGACCAGTTCGGGGGCGGCTTTCCCGAGGGGGCGGTCGGCGTCGACGGTGATGATGGAGCCAGGTACGCGGATGAGAAACGTGCCGGGTGGCCAGGACAGGCGTTGTACCCGCGCGCCGTCGGCGACCGCCCGGAGCGCTTCGGAGTAGTTCACGCAGGTCAGGGTAGAGGGTTGCCATCGTGTGGGCGGTTTTCGCCACGCCCATTTGACTAGCCGCCATTCCATCGGCTACGGTATCCCCATCACGACGAACAAGGGAGCCGGACATGCGGTACGCGATGAAGGTCAAGCAGAGCGACGTCAGCTTCGGCACCGCCCTGCACTGGGCGGAAGGCTCCTGGTCTTACGGCGGCAAGTCGCTGTGCGGCAAGCCGATGCGCGCCATCGCCCGCGACCACGAGCGCGAATACAAGCGGGTCTGCGGCTCCTGCGCGAAGATCATGGCCAAGCGAGTCGAGAACGACCACGCCGAGGCACTGCGCGCGCTGACCTTCCAGGCCGGTGACACCGTCCTGTACATCGGCACCGGCGACGACGACCCCGACACGGTCGCCACCGTGCAGTCCGTGCGCACCGACGGCAGCATGATCGTCCGCTGGGACAACGGCACCGTCGGCGAGATGTTCCCCGGCCGTCTCGTTCACTTCACGGTCACCGCTTGCCCGATCGAGGCCGCGCGCACCGAGGCGCTGGCACTGGACACGCTGCGCACGGTCGCCCGTGCCTACCTGAGCATCGAGACCGGTGACGTGCTCGACTGGGATGACATCTTCCTGGCCAACGAGATGCGCGCCGAAGAGATCGAAGCGGCACTGGCCACGCACAACGCCGATGGGCAGGTGTGACGCCGCCATGGGTGAGAGCAAGGATGAGCGGCTGGCTCGCAAGAAGCAGGAACGCAAGGACTTCCTGGCGGAGCAGCGGGAGCACGCCGCCAACCGCGCGCTGGAGGAAGCGTCCGACAAGGACCCGCAGGTCGCCGACTGGCTGGACAACGACCTGGACAACTTCGTCAAGCAGAACTGGGGCGTCTCGATGGCCGAGATGTCCGAGATCGAGAACGCGTCCATCGACGGGGTCACAAAGGACGACGTCATCGAGGCCCAGCGGGTGATCCGGCAGGCACGGCGGGAGGCCAAGGGCGGCTGGTTCTTGGCCGGTAACCCGAGGAAGGCCGCGAAGCGGCTGAAGTCCAGCAAAGCGGTGAACAAGGTCGCCGGTGCCGCGAAAAAGAAGAAGGACGGCTGTTTCGGCTGCGCGGTGGTCGCGCTGCTGATGCTGACCGGCGCGGCCGGGTCCGCGATATGGGGGGCTGTCGAGCTGGTCGTGGCGTTCGGTATTTGACAGCCGCTAGTAAGACGGCTAGTCTATTGACAGCTCGACCGCAACGACCCCGGGAGGCCCCGATGACCAGCTACCTCGTCACCGCCTACACGGTGCGCTACGGCCAGTCATGGATCGTGCGCGAGCAGGCTGTTGTCGCGGCCGAGTCCCTGCGCTCGGTGCTGGAAGCCTATGGCGTCCCCACCCCGCGCATCCGCCAGGAGCGTGACGGCATGGGCGTCAGCGACAACTGCCACGGCCAGGTCACGTGCTGGTTCCGTATCGACGAGGGCACGCGTCAGTGCACGCGCTGCGCCGGTACCGGCATGATCGAATCCCACGTTCCCCACAAGGGCATCCCCGGCCTGTGTCTGACCTGCGATGGCGCTGGACACGTCGTTCCCCCGACCGCCGAGGCGCGTGCCAAGAAGCAGGCTGGCCGGGACGCTTGTGAGCGTGAAACGCGCCTGCGCATGCTGCTTAAGACCTCAGTCGACGCTGACCGTCGCGCATTGGTGCTGGCTGCCGTGACCGAGCTGGAAACCCGGGAGCCGGGGCGTTACGCGAAGATGCTGGACTCACTGGATGCCGGACGTACGGAAGCCGTGATCGAACATCTGGTGACGTACCTCCGCGAACTGCCTGTCTGACAACGGCGAAGCCCCCGCCGGGCAGTAGAACCGGTGGGGGCTGTCTACCTGACGCGAGAGGGGGTGAATGCGGTGAATCTCAGCCCGTGCCCGGTGTGCGGCAATGAGTACTGCAGCATGGGTCACTGACGACAGCGAAGCCCCCGCCGGGCGGAAGGACCGGCGGGGGCTTCGTCGTGTCCGGGCTACGGCGAGGCCAGCGCATCCAGCTCCCGCAAGCGAGCCTCATCCGGCCCGTACATCTCCAGGATCATCCGGGCGTAGTCGATCAGGTCGAGGACACGCGCGCCCTTCGGGTGAACGCTGGCCCACAGCTCCAGGTTCTCCGGGACGTTGTTCAGCTTGTCCAGGTCTTTGTGGTGGACCGTGCTGCTGGGCGGGAGCGGATGGCCGAGCACGCGTTCCATGACCAGCCGGTGCTCCGGGACCTGCTTGCCGTCGACACTGATCGTCCGGTACCCGTTCTTGGTGATGTGCCCTTGGGCGTTCGCGGCCTGGTTCTCGAAGAAGCAGGGGCGTGAACAAAACCGGCGTTCCTGCGGTCTGCCGACGTAGTCGCCACCGCACCACACGCACACCAGTTTCGTCTTGGTGTTCGCGTTCCCTGAGCAGGCGAGCGAGCAGTAGCGGCGCATGCCCTGCGAACGCGGGTGTTCGAACGACGTACCGCAGGTCCCGCATGTCGCGGTCAGTGTGGTGGGGCCGTCCCCGAGTGAGCTTCGCTCTCGCGTGGTCGCGCGAGATGAGCAGGTTCGCGAGCAGTACGGCGGTCTGCCCTGCTTGCTTCGCTGCTCACTGGGGCGCCGGTAGAACTTAGTCGAGCACTCGGGGCACGTGTGCTCCGTCCCCCGGCGCGGCTTCGCGGTCATGCCACCAGGGCAGTCTCTGCCGCAGAACACACGGCCGGTCTTCAGGCGAGCGAGGTTGCTCTTCCGGCGGCGCAGATCGACGCCGCAACCTGAGCAGTTGACAGTCTGGTATTCAACGCGTTCATCCATACCAATAGCTTACTTGAAATGCCTTACCTGTTAAAGCAAAACCCCCGGCAGGGAATTCCCTGCCGGGGGTTCGTCAGATGTTGCAGCAGGTCACGGGGTGTTGTCGTACGCCGTGGTCAGGTCGACCTTAACGAACGACTCGGGGCGTGATACGGTAAGACCGACGCGCTGCTCCGCCAGGATGGCGACCGCGTTGCGGATGAACAGGTCGTCGTGCTGCTCGGCGACCCGGATGTTGGACTGCTGGCGGTCGTAGATCTTCGCGCCGAGACCGAACGCGCCGATCAGCGACGAACCCTGGTTCATCGCCGGGGTGGCGACGACCGGCATCTGCCAGATCCTCTTCTCCGCACCGATGGCGACGTTGATCGCCAGGATGTAGTTGAGATTCTTATCCTTCGTCAATTCCATTTCTTCCCAATCGAACGGGTGGAGGACCACGCCGGTCGGGGAGAAGTAGGCGAGCATGACGCGGGTGGCGGCGCGGCGGATCGCGTCGACCTTGGTGTCGTTCTCCTTGACCGGCGTGCCGGTCTGGCCGTAGCCCAGTGCCGGGCCGGGGTACTGCTGGATGCCGGGCGTGCGCATGATGCCCAGCAGGTTCTCCCCGGCGCCGTCGCCGTTGAGGACCTGGTCGTCCTCGACCAGGCGCAGGCCGTACAGCAGCTCCGTGTCGATGATGGAGCGCAGCTGCGGCTCGTCGTCGAGCGTGTTGCGGTGCGCCAGCTCGTAGTGGGCGATCGTGCGGATCGGCGCCTGAGCGGGCTGCAACTTGAGCCGCGTGTGCGGCTTGAGGCCGAACGGCGAGTCGACGGCGTCGGTCTCCCGCTCCGGCACGGTGCGGGCGTTGTTCTCGCCGTCCAGGTAGCCGAGCACGCGCAGGTACTCGATCAGGTTGGCCGAGGTGTTCGCCACCGGGAACAGGTCACGCACGCGGTCGGTGCGGTAGGGCCGCTGGACGAGCGGCTCCTGCTCGACGCGGCCGAACGCGAAGCGGGTGAGGGTGCCACCGGCGGCGGTGTAGATGTCCTTGCGTTCCATGCTGGTGATGTCCTCACCGAGCTGGAAGGCGTTGGGCATGACGCCGGTGCCGCCGTTGCGGCCCTTGAACTCCTTGGACTCGATGAACCGCTCGCCGATGCTGCGCTGGCTGGGGATGACCAGCTGGCTGCCACCCTGACGCGCGGCCAGCGAGTCGACGCCGTCACCGGGGTCGTTCAGGTAGGACTTGAACTGCTCGTACTCGCCGAGGTCGCCGAGCAGGCCCCGGATCTCCTTGCATTCGCCGACGATCTTGCGGAATGCGCGGGCATCCTCCGGCGACATGACGTAGTGGCCGCCGCCCTCGTCTTTGATGCCGTTCTGGGTGAAGGCGTCCAGCTCGGCCGTCTTGGTGGCGAGCGTGTCCTTCAAGGACTTCTTCTGCAGCTCGATGGTGCTCATCGGTGCCTTTCCTCACGCAGTGAAACCGACAGGAATCCAGCGCCGGTCAGCACCAAGCGCACTGCGGGAAAGGGTAGATCGACATGGCCGGTCGAAAAGGGATTCGACCGGCGTGTCGCCCACCCAGGAAATGCTAGCCGAATTGTCGTCGGCTATTCTTCGTTGTCGTCCTCGGACGTTCCAGCCTCAGCGGTGCCCGCCTCGATGTCTTCTGGGGCACCCTCATCCACCTGCGGAGACTCGATTTCGGGACCGCTGGTGTCCGTGTCGCCGTCCCCGTTTTCCGGGGTGTCCGGTGTGAACTTCCAGCCACGTGGTGACGCCTCGATCACGATCAGCCGGTTGGCGCTGATGTACGACAAGGTGAGCCTGCCGTCCGGTGCCAGTTTGATCGCGCCGGTCTGTCCGCCGCCCACCTGGACCATGTCATCGGTGATGTCGACGGTGGTGCCGGTCTCGCTGGCGGTGAACGTCGCGTGCAGGTGTCCGTCGGCGTCGCGGTAGAACGTGATGCCGCCTGACTGCCTGATGGCGCTCTCCAGGCGCCGTGCGGCCACACCGTTCGGGTCCTCCCACGTGCGGCCCATGGTGATCTTCGGCTTGATGATCTCCACCCGGCCGACCATGCCCGCGCGCCGGAACCGGCTCGACTCGCTGATCTTGTCCGGGTCGTACACGTCGGTGATCATCTTCGCGGCCGCGCGCAGATCCTCTGACGGCGTCAGCGTCTTCTTCGGCTCCTGAGGGGCGCCGTACTGACCGGAACCTGGCTTCAGTCGCATCTCAATGCCCTGGCCGTCCAGCTCGTCGGCCAGCCGGGTGAGCCTGCGCACCGCGTCCAGCGGCGCGGTCCTGGCCAGTGATCCGGTCAGCCGAAGCTCGGCCTCCACCCGCGCCGCCAGATCGGCGTTTTTCTTGCTGTCCGCCACATAGCCGCTGTATGGGCTGTACTCGGTGGCCTTGCCCAGGACGGCGCCGTCGAACGCCTCCGGATTCGGCCCGGTCAGGTCGAGCTGATCGGCCATGCCCCGGAACATCGCCACATCGGACTTGCCCGGCTTGGCCGTGTCGAGCACGCCGTCACGGTAAGCGGCGCGCTGCGCGGTCTGGAGCGGGTGGAACTTGCCGTTGCGCTTACTGATCTCGCTGGTCTGCCTCACAGCCGTGAGGCCATCGCCGGACCAGTCGATCTGTTCGCCGTCGAATACGCCGGACTCCAGCGCGCGAGCAACCCGCATACTGGCAGCCTGGCTGTACCGGTAGCCACCGGCGCCCAGGTCATCGAGGGTGGACCCCTTCCCGGTTGGCGGCCACACCCGCTGACTAGACGAAGCGTGCGTGACGTAGCCGTCCTTACCGACCAAGAAAACGCCACCCGGCGAGAGTTTCATGCTGCCGCTGTCAAGATGGGTGAGCACAGCACGCGCGGAACTGGCCACCCTCGGGTCGTTCACACCAGTCTCCAGCGCGACCAGGTGTTCCCGCACCGCGCCGAGGTCCTCGAAACTGCCACGTTCCGGCTTGTCGCCGTAACTGAACGGCATGCCGAGGAACGCACCGTCGATACGGCCTTGCGCTTCGGCCAGATGCTGCTCACCAGCCACCGGTTCCGGTGCTGCCGCCGGTGGCGCGGTCCGCTTGGGTGCGGCCGGGCTACGGCGCCGGGGCGGCCGGACACCGTCGGTAGGGGTGGCGCGCCGCACGGCCGTCTCCCTGGCCGACTCCGGCAGAGCCTCGGCTGCCGCGTCCAGCACGTCCTGCGGGATGACCGAGGCGTCGTCGAACTGGCGGGCCTTCAGGTCGTCCTGTGTCGCGGGCGGCTCCTCGCCGGGTCCGGCCACCGCGAAGGCACCCTGTCCACCGCTCAGCGCGGCACTGAGCGGGTTGTAGCCGTAGCGGATTTCCTCGTTGTCCTCGATACGGAATTCTGCGGTGCTGACCCGCAGGATCTTCTGGTCGCCGGTCTTTTCGTCGATGACCGAGGTGATCCGGTCGAGGCTGTAGGTGTCGCGGCGCAGCGGTGCCAGCGCCCGGAATCCGCGCGGCGGATCCCCTTCGTTGTCGCCGGAGAGGAACAGGCGTTCGCCCGCCTTGATCGCGCCGACCCGCTCACCGTGCGAGCGGACCGGCGAGAACATGCCGAGATAGCCGGTGGCCAGGGCCTCCAGGACGGCGATACCGCGACTGTGCGCGTCGTTGCCGTACTGCTCCCGGATGTCGGCGGCCCGCCGGGTGAGCATGACCGCTGCCGCATCCGGAGCGCCCATGGCGGCCAGGGTCCGCGCGCCGGACGCGATCTCCAGGGTTTTCTTGTCGTAGGTATCCGGCTTGCCCCGGGCCACGTTGATCAACTGCGCGAGGGTGCGGTGCTGGTCCTGCACGTACTGCTTGCGCGAAGGATTGGTGACGCCGTCGACGGATGTGATGTCGCGCAGCACTAGCTTGTGCGTGAACTGCCCGGCGTGAATCTTTTCGCGGGTGAGCCGGTTGACGGCGGCTTCCTGCAGCGCGCGAACCCCGTCGCCTTCGGCGAAGCTGAGCTGCTGCATGTTGTCCATCAGCGGGCCGTGGCGCAGGTTCCAGTCGACGGTCCGGCCGTTGCTGTCCGGCAGGGATTCGACGATGGTGGCGTAGCGCAGCATGTCCGCGCGTCCCAGGTTGCCCGCGATCATCGGCGGGTTGAAGCTGCCACCACTGACTGTATGCAGGAGCTGAGGCTTGCCTTGCAGATTGTCGATGATGACGAACGCGCCACCGGGCGTCATCTTCGCCGTGTCCCATCGATAGAGGGTGACGAGGTTGTCGTTGCCCTCGCGAGTCTTGGGGCCGTTGACCTCCAGGTACTTGCGAACCTCAGCGGCATCGGTGAACCGGCTGCGTTCCGGCACGGGCAGCGGCGTGAAGCCGTCGGCGAGCGGGTCGGGCTGGCCGGTGATCGGGTTGAGTGTGCGGCCGTCGGCGAGCCGGGCGCGCATCTGCTCGATCGCGCCGACCACGTCGGACAGCGGGGTCGCCGAGGTGTGTTCCGGCACGGAGCCTTGCGGGATCTGGGCATCGACGGGGATGAGGCCGAGCCTGCGCTGGGTGTCCAGAGCGATCTCGACTGTGGCGCGGGCGGCGTCCGGGTCGGCCGAGGTGCCTTTGCCGGTGGCGAGCACGGAGCCGTCGTCGCTGAGGGCGCTCCACTGGTATTCGCTGGGCTTGAGGGTGCCGTCCGGCTTCACGTGGGTGGTGATCGTGGCGGTGTAGCCGGAGCCGGTGAGGGTGTCGACGCGGTCGCTGCTGTTGGCCCAGTCGAACCTTCTGGTCTTGCTGATCCATGCGGCGGGCGGGGTGCTGTCAAGCTGGACGGTGACGTCGCCGTCGTCGTCGGGAATCGGGTCGTAGTCGAGGTTGCGGTTGCGCATCTCGGCTTCGACCTGGCCGAGCAGGGCACGCAGGCGTTCGCGTTCGAACCGGCGGGCGGCGCGGCGGCGGCGCGCTCCTTCGTTGCGCTTGGCGCGCTGTTCGTCGCGCAACCGCTGGGCGGCGTCACGCAGCGCCGCCGGGTCGAGGCCGCCGATGAGGGTGCGGAGTTCGGCGACGACCTCGGAGTCGGAGCGGGACCGGTTGAGGCTGGCGCGCAGCCTGGCCGTGGCGGCGTCGATGCGGGCCTGGTCGCCGTCGTCGAGCGCGTCGGCGAGGTCTTCGGCGGCCCCGGCGACACCGGGGCGTGGCTTGGGTCCGGTGTCGCCAGGCTCGTCGTCGGCCTCCTGGGGGATGAGGTCGTCGGCCTCCTGCTGTTCGGCTTGCTGGCGGGTGACGGCCTGTTCGCCGCTGCGGCGCCGCTCCAGATGCTGCTGCAGGCGCAGTTCATCGACGATGTCGGCGCGGGTGCCACGCAGCTGGGTGTCACCGGCGCTGGCGAGGTCGAGGCTGCCTGCTTCGGACTGCAGCAGCAGAGCGGCGACCCGGTCCTGCCGGTCGGCGACGTCGGGTTCGACCTCGAATTCGCCGTCAGGGGCTTCGGTGACACCGAAACCCGCGTCGATGATCTCGTCGGCGTCGGCGATCTCGTCGCCGGTGACCGTCTCGGTCTCCTCGGTCGCGTCCTGGTTGATCGCTTCGGCCTGAGCCTGGTCGATGTCCTCAACCAGCGGACCATCACCGTCGCCCTCGATCGGTGCGGCGAGCGGGGGACCGGCCTCCCCGAGCGGTTCGCCAGGCTCTCCTTCCGGTGCGAGTCCTGGCTCCACAGTGGACTGGCCGGAAGGCTGTTCTGGAACGACCTCAGTGGAGGGTGCGACGTCGTCGATCCCGGTGTCCGGCAACGCTTCCGCTGGCGTAACGCCGTCGGCGGACGCTCCCTCGCGCTGTCCGCCGTTGGGCAGGTATGGCGCCATCAGGCGCGCGCCCTCATCGGTGAGAAGGTATGAGCCGCGAGCACCCTTCTGGGCCGTCACCCCGAGCGGGATCTTGGCGACATCTTTCTTACGCAGCTGGAACACGGTGGTTTCGTTGCCGCGCACCAGCCATCCGTCGGAGGGGGTCGCGTCTTCGCCGTCGGATTCCTTGATGCGCTGACCGGTGACCCAGATGGCGTTGCCGAGCGCGGCGATGAGCTTCGGACCCGGCTTCGTTCCGTCCGGAAATCGGCCGACGCCTTCGCCTGCTGCCGGGGCTGGCGCACTGCCCTCCGGAATGTTTCCAGGTTCCGCAGCGGACTGTTCCGACGGCTCCGCCAGAACAACCCCTGTGGACGGCACGGCTTCGGATTCGATACCCGCAGCGCGCATCTCCTCCTGGGCAGCCTGCCACTCCTGCTCGGTCGGTTTGCTGCCGACCGGCTGCGGCGCTTCCGGCTCTTCGGCGGGAGATGGCGGAATCGCGTAACCGCGCAGGCCGTTTCCGTCGCCTTCACCGTTGGGTGCCGAAACGGACTCCTCGGCGAGCGGAGGCCGAGTGTCTGCCACCCCCGGCGTGTCCATACCTGCATCCGGCGCCTGAACTTCAGTGTCTTCAGCTGAAGATTCGGCGACTTCGCCGTCGCCGGTGTCGTTCTGCCGGACCAGTTCGGCGTTGTACTTCTCGCGGTAGGCGTCGGCGACGTCGGCGATGTAGGAGTCGATTTCGTCTTGGCGGTCGGCGGCGTCACCGAGGCGGGAGTCGTCCCAGTCGGCGTTGCGCAGATCCTCTTCGACTTCGATGGGGGGGACGGCGTTGGCGACCAGGATGTCGAGCGGGTTGAACAGTTCGCCATTGTTGATGTTGTCCTGGTCGACAACGACGAACGTGGAGTTGTCGAACGGGTCGACAGGGTCGTCGCTGTCAAGATTCGGGTTGCTGTCGCCGAGCTGGTTCAGCAGACCCCTGGTTTCGCTGTAGGCCGCCTCGATCGCGGCGTCGCCCTCCTGCTTGCCCGTGGCGGTCGGCTTGACACGCAGGTTTGCCGCGTCGATCTCGACGGCACCCGCGTTCTCGTCGGCCTGCTGACCAGCGGCGGCGATGCGCCGCGCCTTCGGTCCCTGCGGCTTCATGCCGGGCCTGATCGGCGTGCCGAGCGGCATACCCCAGTAGGAAGCGTCGCGGACGAGCCGCAGCTTCAGCTCCATGTCCGGGCGCTGCTTGCGTTCCAGTCGCGTCGGCTTGGCGTCTTTCAGGCCACCGGCGAGCAGGTGCGCGCCGTGCAGGACCTGCGAGTATTCGAACAGGTCGAGTTCGGGCAGAAAGCGGGTAAGCAGGCCGGTGTCGGGGTCGATCGCCTTGTAGAACTTGGGCTTGCCCTGCTCGTCTTTGGGTACGACGTAGCCGATGGAGGTGGCGAGCCGGGGACCGAAGAACACGGCGTCCTTGTAGGCGCGCTCACCGTCCGTGGTGTCGAGGTGGTAGCGGGTACGAGCGAACAGTGCTCCGGCCTTCTTCGGCCACGGCCGGTTGAACCGGTCGGTCTTGGGCAGGCGCGGATCACCGGGCAGCAGTTCTTTGATGTCCTCGGGGTAACCGACAGCCCGGTTCCAGTCGTGGCCCAGGCAGGCCTTGGGGGTGAGCCGGTCGAGGGTTTTGGTGAACGCTCCGGGACAGATGATGTCGCCGACTTCGTCACGGACGCCGGTGACGGCGACGATGAGGTTGCGGACGCCGTGCTCTTCGGGATACTCGCTGCCCCACACACCGGCGGCTGCGTCGATGCAGGCGACATCGAGGTTCTTGTACTCCATGCCGTCGGGCAGGGTCGCGGTCACCGCGTTCTCCTTGTGGTTCGGTGAAGACGTCCAGCAAATACTAGCCGCTACAGTGACGGCAATCAATCGACGTCGACGAGGTCCCAGAGACTCACGCCGGTGTCGACGGGACGCGGACCCATCGGGATCTCCTCGTCTTCCTCGATGTCGTCGTCCTCGTCCGAGCGCACCAAGGCGCCCTCGGAGTCGATCTCCCAGTCGATGTCGTTGATCATCGCTCGCTCGTACACCTGAACCGGATCGTTCTCGTCGAACTCCTCGTCGCCTTCGTCATCCTCGTCGAGCCAGTCGGCCAGATCATCCGGGTTGAACGCCGCGTCCGGATCAGCCAGCGCCAGCGCGGCCTTCAGTTCCGTCTCCGACAACGCGAAACCAGCTTCGGCCGACTTCGCGCCGCGCGGCGGGTTGTGGCCCTTGGCCAACCGGTAGATGTTGCTGGTCAGCCCGTCGAGGATGTTCGGGTTTTTCACGTACTTCTTGAGCTTGCGCCGCAGCTCACGCCACTTGTTCCACTGTGGACGACCTTTGCCGTGCGCCCAGTATTCGCGCAGCGTGGCCGCGCGCGGATCGGCGCTCATCAGCTTCAACTCGACCACGTCATCGGTGCCGTCCATGCGCGTCTCCACCAGATAGTCGGACACGATCGACTTCTCATCGATCATGCCGAGCGGGAAGTCGTACGTCTGATCCGCCAGCGCCACCCGTAGCCGGTCGAAGGTGATCGGGCCGGTGAAGGTCATTCGCTGGAACGCCTTGCTGACCGAGAGGCGCGACGGGCGCGCTGCTTTGCCGCTGCCTTGGCCCGTGCTTCCGGCGTTTTTGATCTCGCACGCGTCAGCTCGTTCTTGCGGTCCCGTTGCGCTTGAGTCAATGGAACGGGCGCCGGATTCCGCTTCCGGTAAGCCGCCGTAGCTGATCGACGACAGGCGTTGCATACCCCCCAGCCCCTTGAATCCGTCCGGTCGTAGGGCGCCTTGTGCACTGAGCAGAGATCGTTCCTCTGCTCGTCCGCGTGACCTGTCGAGTGCGCGGCCACCGTCAGCACCACCAGGTGCTCCGGGTTCACGCACCGACCGACCCGGCAGCTGTGATGAACGTCCTCGTCCGGACGAACCGGACGGCCGATCTTCACGGCCGCCACCACCCGAGTTGCTCGAACCTGGCGACCCTTGCCGCCGTCCGTAATCCACACTGCTGGACGCGGCAGACTTGGACTCAGGATCGAGATCAGGCAGCCATCCACTGTGGCCGTTGCCTTCGCCATAACCCGCGCTGCCGTCCTCGGCAGCACCGGAACCGTTGTCCCAGGCCTTATTCCCGTACCCATCCACATCACAGTACGCTACGGTTATATGGGGCAAAAACGGCGCGTGCTGCTCGTGGCTGGCCGACGGCTTCAGCAGCTCGTGCATGGCGGCGATCATCGACGAGTCACCGACCAGGTACACCGCGCACGGCTGACGGTCGTCGTGGCCGTCCGGGTTGAACACGGCGTGCCCCATGACCCGGGCGTTCACCATGCCCCCGACGGACTGGGCGACCTGCAGCGCGGCAGCCGTGATGTGGTTGCGCCGGTCCGCCGTCCAGTCGTCCACGTCGTCACCGAGGTAGGCGAGTGTCAGGTGTAGTTCTTCACGTGACTCCCCGCCACGCACACGCAGCGCGTCCAGGTCGGCATCGCGCGGAATCAGGGCGACCATGCCGCCGTGCTGTTCGGCCATGGTGGTCATCGTCGCAGCACGAATACGGCCCGCCAGGGCGACACGCGCGCGGCGTTGACACCTGGGGATAGCCGACCTACCGTGAGGGTCTGCGAACCCCCTGGTCAGGTCCCCTTGGCTGGACGGCTACGCGGAACCGGACGACACCCCTTGCACCTTGTGCAGGGGGTGTCGTCGTTACGGAACCACCTGGGCCCGGATACCGGTCTCACTGGCGCCCAGCACTTCCAGCACCACACCACCAGGCAGGATGATCGCCCCGTTCGTGGCGGCCACCACCGTTCCGGCGGGTATCAGCACAGCCAGGGTGAGCGCGGTCGCCGCCCCTACCCATGCCAGACCGAGCACGAGCTGTTCGAACGTGACGATCTGCTGGCCAGGCACCGCGTCGAAACCGTCCGGCATCAGCCGGTAGCCGACTACCGCGTCAGGCAGCGTGACCAGAGGGGCGGCGGGCGGAAACCCATACCCATGGGGGGCAGGGGTATAGGGGGCATCCTGCGTCGCTGCGGCCGCAGACAGCGCCACGGCGACAGCGTCAGCCGCCCGCAGTGGCGCACTACCGTCGTGGATAGCCCGGTCGATCACCTCGAACAGGGCTTGCGCGCTGTCACTGGGACGCCGGTAGGTCAGCCTGCAGCGGCATCCGGCCACCTCCGGCCACGATGCGGGCAGCAGTGCCGGATCCGCCGGGTGTTTCAACTCGAACTTGCCGACCTTGAAGTCGACGCCCATCCGCCGAACCTGCCCGTCGGCGTTCACGTGGGTAGGGCGTACCCGGTCGTCGCGTCGGCTGACCCACTGCGCGTGGGTGCATCCCAACCGCAGCGCCTGCTCGTAGGAGGCGGCGTTGGCGAGCGCGTTGGCGAGCGTCCGGCCGGACATGAGCACCCAGTTTCCGCCCCGGCGATGCGCCTGCTCGATCAGGTCCAGCAGGTTTTCGAGGTCTGTGGCGCTGGTGTCGGCGTCAAGCACAGCCTGGCGCAGTTCGCGCAGATGCCGATCCGCGATGCCGAGGATGACGCGGACGGCCTCGTCGACGGCGCGTTCGATCTCCTCGCTGTCGAAGGCGGCGATGTCTTCAGGGTCGCCGAGACGTTGCGCGGTATCGCGGGCGGCGTCGGACGCGACGGTGAACATGACGGGGCGGACGTCGCGGGCGAGGCCGCCGGTGAGTTTGTCCGGCACAACGTAGGTCGCGTCGAGCGCTTTAACTTCCAACATGGAAGCGCTCTCACTTGTAGTCCACCATTTGGTATGCCGTCGGGCTTTCGGCCCGCGCATCCGTGCCAGCACCACGCCGAGCGACTGGTCAAGATGACGTTGCAGGACACCGATGACAGCGTCTTCGGCCGCACGCGCGCGGGCGTCGTTGAGTGCCACGATCGCGTCCCGTTCGGGACCCGGCGGCGGACTGGGTGCGGCTTCCCGCACGACGAAGCCGTCCGTGATCAGCGAGGGAAGATCATTTCCAGGTAGCGGCGTCACAGCCGCTGTCTCGCGCGCCGCTCTCCTTACCCTCCAGGCCTTCGCCGGTCAGCGCGAGCGCGCTGCGCTGCTCCAGGGCCTGGGGTGCCGCGCCGCCTCGCGCGGACTGGTTGACCAGCCGCAGCGATCGGGCTGTGTTGATGTTCTCGGCCTGCCGGACACCGCGCATGGTGCCAGTGGTGGCACCACGCCGCGCCTCAGCCTCCGGATCGGCGGCCTGCGGCGAACCGATGGTGGGCAGTTTCGCGACCACCTCGACATCTTCAGCGGCACCAGCGACCACGGTGCCGCCGGGCAGGTAGTGCACGCGCGCGTATGGCTCGTCGATCTCTGGCTTGCCCGCGATCACCAGCCACTGGTTGAGCGTGATCCGCCCGGCCTGGAAGTCCTCGGACGCCTGCTCGATCAGTTCACGATCATGACGTCCCAGCACCCATTCGGCGGAGTGGTCGTGCCGCAGAAACAGGTCGTCATCCCAGGCGCCGGTGAGGACATCGAGCTGGTCGTCGAGGATGTCGGCGAGCGGCACGACCGTGTCCTCCAGCCAGTTGGCCTTTTCGGCGTCGGCGTTGTCGAACGTGCGGCCGGACGCGTCGCCCAGCACGGACTCGGGCACGCCGAAGGCGATGCTGACTTCTTTGCGGGTGCGGTCCATCGTGTCGGACCATTGGGTGTCGCGCGGGTTGCCGGAGGTGTCGACGAATTCGAGCGCGTCGCCTTCGATCGCGGTCATCCGGCCGAGCGAGCCGGGGCCGCCGTTCACGCGGGCTTCGATGATCTCCAGCGTGTCGCTGTTGGTGCGGCCTTTCACAAGCACGATGCCGCCGGGGCGTCCGTCCTGCTCCATGAACCGCTTGTTGTACAGCCGCGCGGCCTTGTCCATGTCCGCCGAGAGTCCGGCGGCCTGCATGGCGGACATGCCCCGGAACATGACGGTGGGGTGCGGGGAGCGCACCCACAGCACGGAAGCGGGCTGGTCGTCGAAGGCGGCTTTCGGGTTGAACCGGGGCCGGTCGTTGTAGGGGCCGCTGCCGTCGTTGACGGTGACCCGGAACGCGCCGATCGGGTCGACCTGCTTGGTGCCGTCACGGTTCTCGCCGATGACAGTGGGCAGGATCTCGACCATGTCGGGGTCGAGCAGGGTGAGCATGGCGATGCGGTTGGCGCGGCTGCGGTGTACCTCGATGAACACGCCTTTACTGCTCAGCAACCACTGGGCGATCAGGCGGTAGCGAAAGACTTTGGCGCGTTCCCACGGGTTGGCCTGGATGTTGAGCACGTGCAGCAGGCGCGTGGGGTCCGCTGACGCGGCGATCGGCGTGCCCTTCTTCGGGTCGCCTTGGCGCAGGACGATGTCCCAGTTGAGCAGCTTAGTCGCAGTGACGTGCACGGCCCGGTAGATCCAGGGGTTGACCTCGAAGCCTTCGCGGACGGCGCGGTCGGTGTTCCAGTTGACGTTGTAGGGCTGACCGGGGACGACGTACTGCCGCCACATGCTGCTGATCCGGCCGCTGTAGCCCTTGGTCTCCCGCGATGGGGAGGCGCCGAACAGAAATCGGCGTAGCGCGGGGGCGAGCGTCCTCGAAGCCATGTCACCCCTTGTCAGCTGTACGCGATCACCTGGCGTGAGGGTAGCTGGGCTGTTGGCGCCGATCACGTGACGCGGCCGTGGTGGCGCGGGTGACCAGCAATTATGAAACCGGCTGGACGGCGGGAACCATACCCCGGTACAGTATGCGGAAACCGACAAGTCAGGGGTCCAAACGATGAAGGCGCATGATGTTCGCGACGCGGTCGCCGGAGTGGTCGGCGAAGCCAGGCGGCTCGGCGCGATCTGCGACGGAATCGACGGCGACGGGATCCCGCTGCTGTCCACGCTGTACGCCGTCGACCGCAGCATCACCGCCTTGAAGAGAGTCAGGGCCGCTTTGCTGCGGCACGAACGGCAGCGCGGCACCTCCTGGGGCGAGATCTCCGACGCGACCGGGGTGCACGCAAGCACATGGCGGCACCGATTCGAGCAGGGGGCGAAGAGCTGATGAAGCTGTTCAAGCGCGCCCCGCGCCGCACGCCGGTCACCGTACCGCTGTCGCGCTTCGAGCTGGTCACCGTTGTCGTGTTCACGATGCTGGCGCTGATCTCCGTCATCGGGGTGGCCGCCACCATCTCCTACAGCCACATGTTCGACTGGGCGCTGATCAACGGCGAACCGCGCTGGCGCGCGCACCTGTCGCCGCTGTCGGTGGACGGCGCACTGCTGGCCGCGTCGCTGGTGATGTACGCCGACGCGCGCATGCGCAACCGGGCCGATCCGCTGGCCTACCTGACCGCGCTGGCCGGGATCGCCTGGTCGGTGCTGGCCAACATGAACCACGACGTGGCCAGCCGGATCGCGGCGAAGGCGATCGCGGCGTGGCCGCCACTGGCGCTGGCTGTCACGATCGAACTGGTGCTGCGGTTCATGCGACGCCTGCGCGAGGCTTCCGAGGCGCAGACGGCGAAAGCCGAGAAGGCCCCGACGACGCCCAAGCCGAAGCAGGCTGTCGACGTAGCGCCGCTGTTCATGCCGGACAACGTCAAGTCAACACCGGAAATCAACACCGGCGGGCTCACCGACGAGATGCGCGAGGCGGGCTGGGCCCCGGCGGACTACCCGACTTTGAGCGAGGCGATGACCGGCTACCTCGCCAAGGTCAACGCGGAGACCACCGGCTCGGATCTGTGGTCGATCGTCGGGCCGTTTTTCGGCAAGTCCGGAAAGGACTCCGGCATGGGGCGCACGGTCGCCCGGAAGTTCAAGGAAGAGCAGGCCGCGAAGTCGGCGGCGGGGGAGTGATGGGCGATGTCCGTCGTCGTCAAGTCGACCAAGCGGGAGCAGGGCAACGCCCGGCTGTGGTGGCGGATCGTACGCGGCACCTGGCGCGGCACCCGCGTTCTGGTCCGCAACGTCTCACTCGACCTGCGGTTCGCCTACGGCAAGCAGAAAACCAGGCTCCAGGCCGAGTTCGAGAAGTGGAAAGCCGAACGCGAATTCAGTCCGGAAGAGATCGAATCCTACGAAGTCGACGAGGTTCCCCGTCGTCGCCGCCGCAAGTTCCGTGCCCAGTACGTGTGTCTGTCCTGCACCCGGAAGTTCGCGTCGGCCTACGGACTGAACAAGCATTTCACCGCCGTTCACGGCGCCGAGGTCGCGCCGAAACAGCGCGACGCGGCGATCATTCTCGGCCGGGGCAACACCCCGAAAATCCGGGCTCGACTGACCCGTCCCAGCTCGCCGAGCACCACCACCCGCACGACCAGAAGGAGCGCTAACCCAGTGAACAGCGCAGCAGCACAGGCACTCAAGGCGGCCTGGGGGCGGCTCAGGGAGTCGAAGCCGACGACACTGTCGGAGATCCGCGACGACATGATCGGCGTGGAGCAGGCGATGGGCGGTTACGCAGCCGAGGCGATCGAGGAATACCGCGCATACCTGATCCGCAGCCTCAACGTCGATCCGTACACCGTGCGGAAACTCCAGGAAGCCTCCAAGCAGCTGGAGGAAGCGGGCAGGACGTTCAGCGCGGTGATCGCGACGATCGAGGAGTTCTACGCGTCGGACATCGTCGCGGCCAGGCAGCGCCTGAACGGTAATCGCCCTGCTGACTCGACCCTGGCCAAGTGAAAGGAAGATCGTCATGAACGTCCGCGACGGCGACATCAACCTGTGGGAGGTGCTGCACCGGCGCCGCTTCGGCCTGGGCCCCTTCTACATGGGCGGCGCCATCGCGGGCACCGCCACGCTCTACAGCGTGTTCGAACTCAGCTCTGGGCAGGCATGGACGGCCACGACCGCACTCGCGGTCGGTGGCGGCACCTGGATTGCCACACGGGTGCGGGACGGCTGGCGGCGGGCCTACGCCTACGCCATGCTCACCGCATCCGCGTCCTGGGTGCTGACCACGCACGAGCTGGTGCCAGAGCCGGTCAGCTTGAAGTGGTCCGCGATCGCCCTGCTGGCCGGAACCGTGGTCGGAGGTATCCCGTGGTGGACGTCGGATGTGCGTCGCAAGCGGGTACGCATGGAAGAGAGCCTGCGTGACTGGCCGCAGCTGGCGGCGCGGATCGGCAGGGCCGAAATGTCGATCACCAGCGTGGTGGGGACGACGACCGGCTCGAAAGGCCGATTCACGTGGCCGCGTGGCCTGTACGAGGTTGACGAGATCTTGAAGTCCAAGGGCAAGATCGAGGGGGCCTTGTGCCCGCGCGCGGGCACCCTGCGGCTGTCCAGGGAGGGCAGGTCCACCAACTCAGTGGAGTGGCGTGTTGTCGAACGCGACCCCCACGCCCTGCCGCAAGAGTGGACGGTGCCTGACCATGTCGGCAGCGCGTCCGACCCGCTAACTGTGGGCCCGTTCGAGAACGGCGATCTGGCACGCATCCACCGTTACGTGCCCGGCCGGGGCGTCCGGCACATGCTGCTCGGCGGCGCGACCGACTCCGGCAAGTCGAGCCTGGTCCGGCTCGCGGTGGCGGCCAACACGTGTGCTGACGACGTGTTCACGATCGGCATGGACTTCAAGGGCGGCGTCGAACTGGGTCCGTGGCGTGAAGCCCTGGGCGCGTACACGAAGTCGAAGTCGTGGGCGCATGAGCTGTTATGCGCGATCGCGGCCGAAGGCGGCCTGCTCGATGAGCGTGGCGCCATTCTGGAAGCAGCGGGTCGCAAATGCTGGGACCCGAAAATCGACGGCCCAATCATCGACATCGTGGTCGACGAAGCCAAGGAGCTTCTGGGCGACGGCACCCCCACGCGCGTGGTGACGGCGTTCTCGTCGATCGCCAACCGTGGTCGTGCCCTGGGCGTCCAGTTTCTTCTGGCTACCCAGTTTCCCACGCTGGAAGCGATCGGTTCATCTCAGGTTCGGCAGCAGATTCGTCACAGGTTCTGTTTCCGGATGGAAGACGATTCCGGCGAAGGCTATGTCGTTCAGGCAGCGGTACGCGCGGATTTGATCGCTGCGGACCGTCCCGGTACGTGCTTCATGCGTGACGGTGATGAGGTGAAAACCGAGCCGTTGCGGGTGTACTGGATTTCCGGTGACACCGAGAAGGCGGTCGTGCAGGCGCGGCGCGGGTGGACGGCGGAGCTGGACGAGCGGTCGGAGGCGGCCATCGTCCGGTTGTTCCCGGCGTTCGCGGAGCGGGAGCGCTGGGTGTCACCGGGGGTCGTGGCGGCGTTCGCCGCTGCGGGAGTGAGCGGGAATGACGGCGGGAACGCCGGGAATGAGGTGCGGGACATGAGCGGGAGCGTGGACGCGGCAGGCGACTCGGATCCGGATGTGGGTCTCGCCGATGTGATCGCAGCGCACCGAGAGCGGCTGACCGAGAGGGAGCGGGAGGAGCTGGACCGGGAGCGGGAGGAGGCGTTGGCGGTTCCCGCGCAGCGTCTCGCGGAGCCGGACGCGGTGGAGGCGATGCTGGCCGCGTTGCGGTCGCAGGAGTCGGGCGAGCTGTCCGCGAAGGAGCTGCAGCAGGTGGCGGGCCGGTCGTCGTCGTGGTTCTACCCGAAGGCGAACGAGCTGGCGGAGGCTGGCGTGCTGTGCCGGACGAAGTATGGAACGTGGGCGCTGGCCGCACCGTCTGGTGACACTGAGTAACTGTCCAGTGCGGTCCGCAACTGTCCAGTTGATCATCCAGCGGACCGTCCACTGGACGGTGGAATCGGGGCTCTGCCTGTAGAGACTCCCCCAGCCCCCTCGCCGGGGCTCCGGCTGGACGGTGGACCATCCAGTTCTACACACAGTGAAGCCCCCGCCGGATCCCGGCGGGGGCTTCGTCGTGTCACTGGCCGCGCTTGCGGGCTTCCCTCTCGGCTACCTGCGCGCGCACGTCGGCGACGTACTGGCACTTCTCGTCGTGGAGCTGGCCGGGGCGGGCGCCGCAGTCGCAGCTGGACTGACTGCTCAGGTCCTGGTCCATCGTGGTGACCTCCGCTGTGTAGTTGGTATGGCTGAAGCCTAGCCGCTCTGTCAACGGCTGTCAAACTCCGCCCTGTTTGCGCAGGTCAGGGCCCCGCCGAACGTTCGGCGGGGCCCCAAGGGCTACCAGTGCAGCCTGATGCTGGCAACGCCCGAGTCCATGAGCAGCCCGGCGAGCTTCTCCGCCACCACCTGGGGGGAGTCAGTGATCAAACAGGAGGGGAGGTCGCTGGCGATGTTCGTGAACTCCAAGGCGAACCCTGCGTAGGCGTTGCCATGCAGGTTGGGCGGGATGACCTGCGGCATCGCGCCGTCGATGCGGCCGACTCGGCGGATCTCCAGGCTGACGACGTGAGCGTTGTCGGGGTGGGAGACCAGGTCGACGATCTCGGCCTGCAGCTGCTCGACGGTGTAGGGGTCGGGACGGAGGAAGTCGAGGCCGTCTTCACCGCCGTTGGGCTTGGTCTGGAAAGAGAGGGTGAAGGCGTCCTGCGTGGTGGTGTTGGTCATGGCCACTCCCGTTGTCGTCGACATGGGGTGAACCCTAGCCGCGAACTCAGCGGCTGTCAAATCAGGGTGTCCCGCCAGCGTTCCCGCGCCGGGCGGGAGCCCACTCCCGTCCTGAACGGGAGCGCCTCGACCAGGCGATTCCCGCACTCCCGTTCCCGTTCCCGCCGCCACGGGAGTGCGTTCCCGCTCGGCGCGGGAGTCCGTTCCCGCAGGGGACTCACGCACCCCGGCGCGGGATTCCCGCGTCCGGGTCCTCGGGGTTGACCTGGACGACGTAGCCCGTTCCCGTCCCGCTCCCGCCCGTTCCCGCGTTCCCGTCTGCGGGAACCCAGCACAGCTGGTAGCCGACCACGGCGAACACGATGCAGACGGGGAGTAGTGCGATCTCCCAGCCGAACCGCTGCCACAGGATCATCTCGAACGCGATGCCACCGCCCGCGAACAGCAGCATGCCGAAAAGGGCGGCGAGCGTGCTGGGTTCTTTCCGGTCAGACATGCTGATCTTCCTCTCAATGGGTTCAACCCACCTGCGGGACCGAAGTCGACCGCAGGCGGGCTGAAGTGTTTCGTCAGCGAGCGTTGAAGTCGATGAGAATGATGCCCTCGGGAATTCCGGGTGCCGCCTCGCCGATGCGCGTGACGAACGCCGTCATCGACGCCAACCAGACCGCCGGGCCCTCGTCGCTTGCCCTCTTCGACGCGATCTCACGAACGCGGTCCTCCGTCTCGGCCGCGATGACGAAACCCGCGTTCTCGTCGTCGTCGACGTTTGCGCTGTCACGCGTGATTCGCCACAGCGACAGGCTTGCCGTCTTGGGGACAACGTCACCTTCGGGGTTGACGCGGATCTCGTCCTGCATTTCCGTCTCCTTTTCCTGATACGATCTGCCTAGATCCTAGCCGTCGTGTCAACGGCTAGTCAATACGAGGGGATGATCAACATGATGGGTGCCGGTCACGCCGTCTCCGGGGCCGCCGCAGGCCTCTACGCTGCCACGCTCGCGCGCGACCTCGGCCTGCTCGACATCGGCCCGGCCGCCACGCTGACCGGCGCGGCGTTGTGCGCGGGCGCGGCCCTGCTACCCGACCTCGACCATCCGAACGCCACGATCGCCAAGGCCTTCGGACCCGCGTCCGTGGCACTGGCGCACAGCACCAACGCTGTCAGCTCGGCCGTCTACCGGTACACCAAGACAGGCGTAGACGAGGATCGCGACGGCGGACACCGGGGACTCACGCACACGCTGGCGTTCGCGGTCGTCCTCGGTGGCCTGATCGCCGCACTTGTGGACGTCTGGCCTTTGCTCACGCCGGTGCTGCTGTTCGTTCTGCTGGTGCTGGCGCTGCGCGGCCTCATCCCGAATTTGCATTCGAAAATGGGGCGTCCTGGTCAGGGTCCCCGCAGACGTCTGCGCACGCCCGCCTGGTGGCGCCGGACGAAAGGCATGATCGGCATCTGGGCTATCTCCGGGGCTCTGGCGTGGCTGCTGACCGACGCGATGCCCGCCAGCGATGTCGGCGCCTGGCTGGGCGCCATGGTCGCGCTCGGCTGCCTCACACACTGTCTCGGCGACGCGATCACCGAGATGGGTTGCCCGATCCTGTGGCCGGTCCCGATCGCCCGGCAGCGCTGGTTTCTGCTCGGCCCGCCCAAGCCGATGCGGTTCAAGGCGGGCGGCGCGATCGAACGCTGGCTGGTCATGCCCGTGCTGACCCTCGTGGCCGTCGCGCTCACCGTGCTCGCGGTGCCGGACGTCGCCGACGCGGTGCTACGGTGAACCCCGGCTGAGCGTTTCGAGGTTCACGCGACGAAGCCCCTGCCAGGACACCTCAGCGGCAGGGGCTTCGTCGTATCCGGGTTACAGCTTGCGGCAGACGCAGATCGTGGTCACCTTCCGCTGAACGTGATGAGTGACCGCCGCAGCGAGTTCACGAACATGGTCGTCGCCGGGCCGTCGAACTCGGCGGGGAAGTAGGTGCGCATGAGTTCGGCCAGCAGGGCGGCGTGACGTCGGCTGAGGTACAGCGTCCCTTCGTCTTTGCTGTCGGGGTACGGCTCCACCTGCAGGCCGCCCAGCGCCATTCTGACCACATTGGACAGATCGGAGCGCAGAAGATGCGCGACCTGGTCGCCGTTCGTGGTGGCAATCAGGTGGTTAATGCCCTTGTAGTAGCGCAGAAACTCGACCACGCGCCGCAGAGAGTCAGCAGGCGTGCCGTCGTGGACGGTGACGCTGTTCGTGTCGCCACATTCAACTTCGAACGCAAGAACTTCGGCAGCCTGCCGGGTGGCGAGTTCGAGACACTCCTGTGCGTGCCGGGCGGCCACTGCCGCCCTGTCTTCCAGAGTCATGATCATCCCCTCTATGCCGCCGCGATCAGCGGACCGTAGACGCGCTGGACAGCGGCGCGGTCCCACCACACGCCGAAGTGCTCGATGGTGCCCTGATGGTCCGCGACCGGCCGCAGATCACCCGTCCCGGGGTTCTCTTCCCATAGGGTCGCGATCACCACCGCGCCGCCGCCGCTCCAGAAGCAGCGCGGCGTCATCGCGCGTCCAGCACGGCGTTGCACAGCAACGTGAGGTCGCTGGCGCGCAACTCGTGGTCGTCGACGCGAAAGATGATCTCCTTTTCGACGACGTTTCGCTCAGCGTGCCGAGTCAGGAACGCGGTGACCCGCTGGATCGCCTCGTCCTGGCGGGTGCGCACCTGGTCGGCAGTGCTGATCTCGACGGCCTGGCCGGGCACGTACGCCCTCCAGTGCCCGTCCCTGCCACGCTCGTAGTCGACGCCATCGACCGTGAAGCCGGTCATCTCGTCAACCTGTGGGTCATCGACGTCCTCCGCGCACTGGTGGCAGACGTTGACCTGGACGGCTTCCTGCACCGCGTCGTTGTCCTCGATCGCCTCGGCCATCTCATCTGGCGTCATGCCGGTGAAGTCGATGCCGGTGAATCTCGCCGACGTTCCGGCATTGACGGCGAAACTTGCCCATCCGCTGCTCATGGTCAGTTCCTTCCCTGCGCGACACGACGCGCCTTGTTCAGCTGCTGTTCGGTGTGCGCGGTGCCCGCGCTGTTGATCAGGCCGTCCCGCCAGAAGTTGATGAGGTCGCGCAGGTTGCGCGCGGTGGGCTGCATGTTGCGGTTCACCAGCGACGCCATCACTGGCCTGCCTTCGTGATCCTGGCGTCCAGGCAGTCAAGAGCGTCGCGTAGCTCAGCGCGCTCCTGCTTGCCATGCGGGTTCTGCTTCCACGTCTCGACGGTGCGGGCAAGCCGGTTGGTAGCGCGGTGAACCCTGGTGTTGAGGAGAAGCCGCTGACCCTCTTCGGTTCCTGGTTCGATGAGGCGCAGTCGACGCCCGTCGTAGCTGGAACCCTGGTGAGCCGATTGCAGGTCCTTGATCTTGATCCGGACGTCTTCGTTCTCCAGGGTGATCCACGCCTGACCGACCGCCTTGACGACGTCAATGACACCCACTGTGACGCTGCGCTTGCTGATCTCCACGATTACTCTCGCGCCCGGGAACACCCACGCGGGCGTCTCGACTTTCTGCTGTGCGGTCATGGCCGTCTGTCCTTTCTGGAGTCGGGGGAAGACCGGCGGGCCCGCACGGGAGTCGGGCCCGCCGGTGGCTCAGCCGGTGATCTTGCCGCGCGTGACGACGGTGATGATGCGGTCGTTCTTGCCGACCTCGTGCGCCTTGACCGTGGCGGTCAGGGTGACCATGTCGCCCTGTTGGACGTCGAGCTGCTTGCTGGACTTCCAGCGGATCGCGCCCTCTTCGGTCACGATGATCACGGTGGTGGTGTAGGCCTCGTGGTAGCTGTGGATGTTGAGGTCGTGGCGAAACCAGACGATCTTGCCGGTGAACTCACGACGCTCGCCGATCTCGCCGATGGGGGCCTCGACCTGCTTGGCGCGCTGCGCCAGGCTCTTCTCGGCCGCCTCGATCTGGCGCTCGGGCAGGCTGCCCTTCTCCTCCAGCTGCTTGCGCAGGGAGCCGAGGAAGCCGTCGTAGCTGTCAAGCTGCAGCAGGCCAGCCAGCGCCGGGTGGACGGTGAGCAGCGCGGCGATCTTGCCGGGGAGTTCGGCGACGCGCTGCGCCTCGACAGCTTCGCGCTCGGCCTGCTCGGCGGCGACCTTCTTGGCGCGGCGCGCGGCGGCCAGCTCACGGTTGTGGGCGCGGCGGTCGTGGTCGGCCTTGGCAACCCAGCGGCCCCGCCTGCCACGGCAGTCGAAGCAGCGCGTGCCGTCCATCGGGTTGAAGCTGTAGTGCCCCGTGCCGGAGCAGCGGCCGCAGCCTTCGAAGATGTACTCGACGCCTTCGGCGTCCTTGCGGATCTCGCCGATCGCGGGGGGCTGAGTCATCGTGGTCACCGTGGTCTCCTCTGCCTGACTGAATAAGGAGAGACTAGCCGTCGACTGGGCGGCTGTCAAATCCAGGTTTTTGGGCGCACCAAAAACCCTGGCCACCAGCGGCGACCGGGGTTTACAAGACGATGCCGTTCAGTCCTGCTGTGCCGCGATCCGCATGTCGTACCGCTCCTGCTCGACCTCCAGCACCGCAGCGGGCACCACGAACACCTCCACCGCGAAATGCCAGCCCTGTCGCTCACCCTCCGCCGCGTGCGCGGCTGGTTCGTGCCGCACCGCCGTCTCGACCGCAACCAGCTCCCGCACGGCCAGCGCGTCGGCGACCTCGTTGAGCAAGTCGAGCAGATCAGCCAGCGCGTCCCGCATCGGCGGGAACTCGCCGATCAGCATCGGCGCGACCGGATGCCGGTTGCGATAGTCCACCCATGTGGACGGCTGAGTGCGATGGCCAAGCATGAAGTGTCGGCTCCACTGCTCCTCGGTGAGCAGTTCCTGTTCGGGGAACGAGCGCTCGAAGGTCAACCGGCCGACCGGGTGCTCGCTGTTTCGCGGCCGGTAGTCCTCCAGGTGAAGCTGTGACAACTGCGTCTTCTTTCCCTGCTGTCCCAACGGGTTTCCCCTCGAATCGGACGGACTGTAGTTAGCGAACTCTTGCGCGAGCCGACTGAACCCCAGGCCGGTGCCCACGCTCTGCTGTAGCCGGTCCACGTCGACGCGGATCTCGCCACCGGAGGCAAGCCGATGAATAACGACCCCGCCGTCCGGGACAGCGGGGTCGATCCCGATCCATCGGCGCCAGTTCATGACTGCGTCGCGAGAAGCCCGGTGGGCACCTCGTAGCCCTTGCCGTGAGCCCAGTTGATCATCGGCTCGATCTCGAACAGGTGCTCCGGCACGCCGGGGGTGTCCTTGTGCCGCCGGGCAACGGCGGGCGGGAACGTCTCGTCGTGGCTCTGCGCACGGCGCAAGGTCTGGTCGTGCAGGTTGAGCATCTCCGCGTACTCGATGATGGAGTACAGGCCACGCTTCTCGGCCTCGGTGGCGCTGACGGCGTCGAGCGCGTGCGGTCCGAGGGCCTTGTCTTCCTCCCTGGCGGCCCGCAGTTCCTGGTAGCGCGCGAGCTGCTCCTTGCTCCACAGTGGAATGGGTCCGATGCGGGCGGCGGGGCGGCAGATGGCGCTGCGCGGGTTGCTGGTCTGGGTGATCGGTGTGCGGGTGATCGGGTCGAGGATGGTGACCTCGGCCAGTCCGATGGCGTCGCTGAGCTGACCGGCGGTCAAGTAGTCGCCGGACTGGGCGGGGGTGTCGGTCAGGTCGAGCGCCTCCGTCATCCAGCGCGCCCAGCGGGTGCGTTGCGTCATGGCGGTGTCTCCTCAGGGTGTTCTTGGACAACGGTGTTCCAAAAAGCATAGCCGTCGACTTACCGGCGCGTCAATCAGCGGAGTTCGGCGATCCCACAGCCGACGCACTGCCTCATCTGATAGAGACCGACGTTGATCGGCACCCACGGCGACTTCTGGGGATGCTCGCACCACCTGCCATGCCGCCAGCGGAAGCGAATCTCGCACCAGCGCCGCAGTCTCACGCGCGCTGTGCCTTCGCGTACACGCACGCGGCCAGACCGGCGAGAAAGAACGCCTCGATGTAGTCGGGCTCGAAGTCGAGCGTGGTGGTCTGGTCCTGTCCCGGCTGGGTGATCTCGACACACACCTTTCCCGCGTCCGGCCCCTGGTCGCGGACGAAGACCCCGATGCTGTCCGGGTCGGCTTCGGGCAGCTCGATCGGGCTGTAGTCGGAGGCCAGCGACCACGACGCGAGCGATGCCGAAACGTGGTCGTAGTCGGGGATGCGCGGGATGTCGCCGACCACCTTGATGGCGGCCTCGGCGAGCTGCCGGACGGGCGCGGCGATGACGACGCGGGTGTTGCGCGCGGCGAAGTTCGTGATGATCTCCTCGAACGCCTCGCGCAGGCGGGAATGTACGCCGGTCCTGCTGGCATCCCCGCCCTCGATCTCTTTCTGGCCAAGATCGGGTCCGGCGTCGTGCACCGGCGGGGTGGTGAGGACGGGATCGCCGGACAGGATGGTGTCCGGATGCACGGGAACGAACTGGTGGCCTGTCTCTTTGGCCATGGGGAACTCCTCGGTGCCGGAAGCCTGAACAGGGGTTATCGTAGCCGCCCACGCTGCGGTTGGGTTACATTGGCGCGGGTCTATTGTTGCCGCATTAACAGCGGCTATACTGGGCCTTTGGTTCCGTACAAGCCCCCACCGCCACCCCTGAAAGGCACGCTCGTGAGTCTCGGAGTGCTACTGCTGATCGTCGCCATCGTCGTGGTCTTGCGCGACCGCAAGGACTGGCTGGGATACGCCTACATCTCGCTCGCCTCGATGTACCTGGCGGCCACCCCGCAGGGCGCGAAGATCACCCCCGCTGTCACCAGCTTCGCCGCCTGGATCGACGCCCTCGTCAGGGGATGGTTCACCTAGTCCGATGTGGATAGTTGACCATTCACACGTTAGAGTGGAAGTCCCACACCGGCCGCGCGCCGGGAGCACCACCACGGAAGCCCCCCGAACGTCACCCTGGCGGACACGTTCGAGGGGCTTCCTGTTGTCACCAGACCGCAGTACGACCCGGCTCACCGGACCGCAGTACGACCCGGCACGGACCGAGGCTATCGGGTGTTGCCAGGCGGTGGCGTCATCCATGCCCGCACACCGATACGTTCCGCCTCCGCCAGCAGTCGAGCAGCCCGCCCCGTCAGCTCGGCGATCCTGCGGATACGGTCCACTTCGGACACCAGGGCACCCGGTGCCGGACCGCACACGCGGAACTCCTCCACCGCTGCGGTGAGCTGATCCTCACTCCAATCGCAGGAGTCGCGCCACTCGACCGCCTTCCACAGGCCCTTCAACCGCGCGATCCGGGCCTCCAGCTCGGCGTAGAGCGAGCCAGGACCGTCGAAGATCGCGCGAGTCTCCGCCGCCGCCTCCGGGCACAGCTCATCGAGCCGGTCAGCCATGCTGCGCAGGCTGCTGTGCATGCGCAGGATGTCGTCTGCATCGGCATGACACAGGTAGTTGTAGCTGCCGCCGCTCACAGCGTTGCCGCCAGCAGCGTCGGCACCAGCAGCCTCGCCTGGGCGATCGACAAGTCCAGCAGGGTGCGGCCGCGCCGGTCCAGCACCAGAACCTTCTTGACCACAAGCGGCTCGCCGGAATCCACGTCACCGTCGCGGGTGATGCTGACCACGACGCACTCCAGCGACTCCGTCTTCCAGGTGCCGTTGACCGTCCATCCGGCGTCGAGCAACATCGCGGCCGCGTAATTGGGCAGCGCGGCGGCTGGTCGCTCGGCCGGTTCGGGAACCTGGACGACGCGGCGCGCGGGACCGTCCTTCCACTGCTTCCACAGGTAGTGGCCGGTTTTGGTCCACTGCAGCTGGCTGTAGCTGTGGGGCTTTTCCTCGATCACACCGGCCTCGTAGAACTCCGCGAGGTTGGTCAGCACGAGGTCGAGGTAGCCGCAAGCCGTGGCGACCAGCGTGAACTCGCCGGTGTCGGGATCGCGCCAGGCAAGGCCTTCCGCCACGATGTTCATGGTGTCGGCGCGGCGGTCGCCGGGGTCGATGTAGATCATGATTCGTCGATGCCTTCCATCAGGTCGAGCGCCAGCGCGTAGAGCCGGTCCGCGTGCTCGTTGAAGATCGAGTGCCCGGCGTCGTCACTGAAACGCGCGTGTTCCTGAGCCTCCCCGACCCACTCGTCCGCGATCTTGCGGATCTCGCCGATGACGTACTCGTAGGTGTTCATACGCACCGTGCGCCGGATCTCCCGGAAGTGCTCGGCGCGGGCCTCGAACGCGCGTCCCGAGGCGACTGCTTCGTTCGTCTCGGCGCGCTCAACGTGCTTGTGGATGGTCTCCAGCAACGCTTTCATCTTGTCTCGGTCGAGGCTCATGCCGCCCGTCCTTTCCGGATCGCGTAGGCGATCATGTCGTCGTTGATGCGGTGTGCTTCGGCCTCGGCCGCGTTGATCTCGGCGCGCAGCTTGTCGCGTTCAGCGTTCAACCTGTCGCGTTCGGCGTACTGGCGGGCGCGGTGCGCCGCTGTGCCAAGAGTGCTGGGTTTGACGCCGAGAATTTCGGCGGCCTCCGCGCGGGTGCAGCCCCGGTTGACGCGCAGGAACTCCCATTCGGCGACGAGGTCGGCGGCGCGCCACTGCGGCTTCACCGTGGGCGGAGGGCCGTCCCAGTCGCTTCCAGTCGCCTTGCGGTGGTAGTAGCACACGGAGCAGTAGCCGTGGGCCGCGTGACGTTTGTGGTCTTCGGGGAGGTCCTCGTTCAGAACGCGCCACGGCACCATCGGGGCGTCGCAGTCAAGGCACTGCTTGGGAGTTTTGGCCATGAGCTGGCCTGCTCGGCTGTGGCCACCACGCAGGGTGGCGCGCTTGGCGGTGGTGTCGTGCACTGCGACCTCCTGATAGACAACCGTCGGTATGGCGGCTATTAAACCACACTCCCAGGGGGTGTAGACAAGCCCCTGTTTCAGCGGCTATCGTCGACTATCCCCCCCCGCGCGGGCAACTTCCCCCCCTTCCCGCCCGCGCACCCTGGAACCCCTGGCGGCCTCCCACCGCCAGGGGTTCCGTCATGTCCGGGTCAGCGCGCCAGTACGTCCTTGTCGATGTCGCGGTGCACGACCGTGGTGTCCCAGCCCTGCTCAGCCAGCCACAGGGCCAGCACGTCGGCCAGGACGACGCTGCGGTGCCGTCCGCCGACGCAGCCGAACGCGACGTTCACGTCGGCGCCGGTGACGAGCACGCTGGCGAACGCGTCGCGCAGGCCGCGCAGGAAGCCCGCGACGCCGTCGGTGGCGAGCACCTTGAGGACGACCTCCTGGTCCTTGCCGGTCATCTGGCGCAAACGGGGCTCGATGTGCGGGTCGCGGAACCAGCCGCGCACGTCGAACGGGATGGCCCCCTCGGGTGCGGGGGCGTGGCCGTAGCCGAACGAGGTGACGGTGAACAGTGGCTTTGTCATGCCGTCGACTCTACGGCTAGTAAACCTCGGACGCCAGGTGTTTCCCGTTTCATCTTCCCCAGGGAAACCATTTGACTAGCCGTGACTTCAGCGGCTAGGGTGAGCCCATACCGTTCGAGCCAAGGAGCCAGCCGTGGACCTCACCACCGCCACCCCCGTCGAGATCGACACCGAACTCGCCCGCCTGCACGGTGACATCGCCGAGGCCCGGAAACGGCTCGACGGCGCGCTGGATGTCATCCACGAGTACGTCGGCGACCGCAAGCGCGGCCGCGCCGCCTACAAGCTCGACCACGGCACGGCGACCATGCAGGCGAGCAAGCGCATCGACAAGGCGCACGCCGAGGAAGACAAGTTCTACACCCACGGCGAAGCGGAAAGGGCGATCGGCCGCGCCACCGACATGCACGACGTGATCGCCGCCCTTGAGACCAAGTGCGAACAGATCGACATGGAGTACGCCAGCCGTCCGTGGTCGCGGTTCATCTCCGTCGAGGATGGGCACGTGCACTCCGGCACCCGCTGCGCCAAGGGCACCATCCGCGTCACCACCAAGATCGGATGGCACCCGGAGCTGTCCGGCACCACCGAAGCCGATGCCGTCGCCAAACTCGGCCCGATGCTGTGCACGCACTGCTTCCCGACCGCGCCGGTGGAGTGGACGATCGGTACCGCCAAGAAGAAGGTCACCGACGGTTACTGCGACGGCCAGGGTGAGCAGGGCATCAACCTGGACATGAGCTACGTGACCCCGCGCGGCAACTGCCCGAAGTGCAAGCAGGGCACCGGGATCAGCAGGACCGGAAAGGTGCTCAAGCACAAGCTTCCGGCGGCCTGACCGCCTCATCGGCACCCCGTCACACGGCGGGGTGTCTCTTTCCCTGTTCGGAAAGGACGAACATGCCCCCGAAAGTGTCGTCAGGTCCCGGAACGGCTCTGATCAACGGCATCCCCTACCGCTGCAACGGCGTCGACGCCGGTGTGGATGAGGACTGGGTAGACGGTCAGGCCAGCGAGCCGGACATCCATTGGTCCCACGTCGACAGCAACGGCCACTCCCACGCGTTCGACAGCTACAGCGGCGAACTGCCCACGCTGATCAAGACCAACTATCACGTCGTGTGCGGCAACGACTGCTCCGTCCACGGGTGCGAGGGATACGACGAGACGCGCTTCTTCTGTCACATCTGCAACGAGCGCGTCCAGCCGCAATGGAACACCATCACCCGCAGTGTGAAGGTGAGCGAACTGCACTGGTGGAAGACCACCGTGAGCGGCCCGCTGATCATGCCCGGAACCAAGGTCAGCGTACGGATCCAAAGCGGCGAGTGGCCGGAGAAGTTCGGCATCGCGACCGTCACGGGGGCGGACTTCAGTGAAGGCGACGATGCCCAACTGACCCTGGAAGGCATCGGGCGCCTGGGTTTCCGCCCGCTGGACCGTGTCTGACGCGAAACAGCCCCGGTCCACAGTGGACCGGGGCTGTTGCGCGTCACGAGTCAGCCTTCGACCGGCGGCTCTTCCGGTGCGGGCGTCTGCTTGCGCGGGGTGCCGAAGTTGACGTTCATCGCCACGGCGTCGCCGGGGATGACATCGAACGACTCGGTGACGAACAGGTTGTCGCCGAACGCGCCGCGCAGGGTGGCCGTGCCGAGGTCGAGCGCGCGCACAGTGACCGTGCGGGAGTCCTCGGACACCTCGATGTCGATGACGCCCTCGTCACCTTCGACGGTCCAGGTGATGTCGTCCTGGGTGCCGGGTGCGTCGGGGACCTCGTTACCCTTGGCGGACTGGAGAGTGACGCTGCCGTCAACCTCTTCGTCGTCGTGGAGCTGCATGGGTGAGCCTCCTGGTTCACGTCCGGTGGGTTCTCGGGTGCCCTGCTTGAGAATGGGCCCGAAAGTGAGAAACATCGTGGCAGGCCCAGCAAGCCAGTTGTAAATCATGGTGGCCAGGGCGATGAACTCGCCACTGGTTGCCGTGATGTCGGCCGACTCGTCGAACTGGGTTTGCATCAGCCGCGTCGCGTACGCCAACGCCAGCGCGCGGTCGGCGCTGGTGTCAGCGAAAGCGCGGGTTCCTGGCGCCATGGGGCTCACCCTATCCACAGCCCTGCAAGATCAACTACACGTAAGTGTAGCCGTTGGTCTCGGTGATGTTGCCCGCGTCGTCGAGCACGACGACGTTGTAGGCGGCGGCGGCCTTGGCCGGGGTGGTGATCTTGATGCGGGTGTTGCTGATGCGCTGCAAGGCGGTGCCTGCCGTGCCGCCGAAGGTGACGCCTTCGACACCGGCGAGGTTGGTGCCGTCGATGGTGACGACGGTGCCACCGGCGGCGGGCCCGGTCTCCGGGTCGATGCTGGTGATGGTGCCGGTCTTGTACAGGGCGTCGATCTCGGATTCGGGAACGAGCTGGCCGTCGTGGAACAGCAGCTTGGTGGCGCCCTCGAACGCGCCGCCGTCCTGGGTGAACTTCTGGAAGATGTCCTCGGACACCTCGCGGATCACCGTGCTGGACTCCTCGGTGGTGAGCGCGAGCAGCTCGGTCTTGTTGAGGATGGTGCCGTCTGCCTTGACGTACGTCATGGGTCTCGCCCTCTCCGGGTGGTGATCCGTCTCGCTGGGCAGTATCCAACGTCGGTGTCGGAGGGTGTGGGCGGCACGCCCGTAGCGGTGTGGACCAGCAAAACCAAATGATCTACAAGCTGGGCCAGAATCTGTTTCACAGCGGTTTGACAGCCGTCGAGATAGCGGCTAGTGTTCACCTCACAACGTCAAGCTGAGGAGAACATCATGGCCCGCCCGCTGAAGATCTTCACCGTTCACGGTCACGTCTCCCACCTGCCGAGCACCATCATCAACGATGTGCTCGGCGCACCCAGGCACGTCAGCCAAGGCCGTATCTACGTGGTCGCCCACACCAAGAAGGCCGCGTCGGCGCGTCTCGCCGAAGTACTCGGCGGCCGCCCCCATCCCACCAACGTGATTGACGAGGCAAGCGACACCGGCCTGGTTGCGTTCATCGAGGCCACCGCCTTCCTCGGCACCGACAGCGACCTGCATGACGGCACCGTCGCGGCCAGTTACGGCAACGGCGACAAGCGTTTCGCCGTCCTGCTCAGCGGCGGCTGGACCCTGGTCGGCCACACCACGTACAAGAACCCCGAGAACGAGCGCGACTTCCTGAGCAAGCCGGTCTTCGTGCCGATCGCGCAGGAGGAGAAGCCGAAGGCCGAACCGAGGCGCGTGACCATCGAGTTCGACGCCGACATGGACCCGGAGCTGATCGAGCGGTTGATCGGGATCGGGCGCTGCACCATCACGTTCGGGCGGATCACGGCGCACGAGGTCGTCGGCAAGGTCGTCGGCTGATGAACGCCCAAGAAGCAGCTGGCCGCCTGGTCGCGCTAGCCGAGCAGTCCAGGCGCACAGCGGGCGAGGAGGCGGAGCTGGCCGGGCTGCAGCGCGCGTTCGGCGACGATGACGCGAACCGTACGGTCCGCAAGGCTCGGATGAAGGGGTGGCGGTGATGGCTCGCAGGCGTGCGCGTGGCAAGCGGGTCAAGCCGCTGGAGGCGCTGGCGGCACTGAACCGGGCAGTTTCCGGAACCGAGGAGTACCGGGAGGCGCGGCGCCGGATCCTGGCCCAATTCGCGCGGATGGCCAACGGCAAGCCGGTGCTGTGCCAGCCGCCGATCAGTGAGCAGCGACTGGGCCACATCCCCGGCGCTTTCAAGGTCATCTACGACACTGAAGACAACGCCCGGGGCGCGGCCTCAGAGCTGTCGCGTCTCGGCGCGCCGCCCCTGCTGCCGTACGACGACTGCCCGTTCGGCGAACCGCACTTCCACCTGCAGACGATCCGCAAGTACCGCGAAGAGAAGGGGGCCTGACAGTGCGCCTGCTCGGTTTCACCGCCGCGCGCATGTGCGGCGGGCCGTACCAGAGGGGGGCGTTCGTGCGCCGCATCCCGCGCGGCCTGGTTTTCGACTGGTTCGGCATCGGTATCTGGAAGGACTGACATCGTGGCATTCAAGAGGCTGACCCCCCGCAAAGGAACCGTGATTCCCGAGTCCCACCGTCCACAGGGGAGCACCAACGCGGTGCTGCACGAGCTGCCCGCGTTCCGGGAGCACACGCACGACCTGATCGGCGTGGTGCTGTACCTGCCGCGTCAGATGCTGGTCGTGGTGCCGTTCAGGCTGTGCGACAACGGTGGCGCCGGATGCGTGATCGTCGAAGGCGACAAGAAGTACCCACGTGGCGGCTACGACATCTACGTGTCGGAGTGGGAGCTGCAGCGCGCAGAACGCGTCGTACTGCGGGTGCCCCGTAGGCCGTTTCTCGACGACCAGGTCTGGCTGAAGAAGTCGCTGCGTCGCCTGGCGGACGGCGGCGACATCTGGGTGCAGGCCGAGGACGCGATCGTGGTTGAGCCGGACCCGGACGTCCGTTGCCGCCACTGCGGAAAGTGGCTGTCCAATCCGGACGCGCCGGTCTCGCATCTGATCCTCGACGAGGGCCAGGCGGAGTGCCGCAACCAGGACCAGTGCCTGGCGCGCAAGCAGAACGTGGTCTACCGGGCGCCGGTGCAGTCATGAAGAAGTCCGAGCTGATCAAACTGCTGGAGTCCTACCCGGACGACATCGAGATCGTCGTCGAACTCGAACCCGAAGGCTCGGCGGTGGGCCACGTCGAGCTGGTCGAGCTGGACTCGCAGCCGGACCCGTCCATGTGGGCGTGGCAGAAGCCGTTCCTGACGTGGCTGGTCGGCGAGTGCCCGAGCCCGTGGCCGGACGACGGCATCGACGTGACCGAGCCGGTGCGTGTGCTGGCGTTGCGAAGGTCGTGGGAACGGTGAGCGGATACGTCACCGTCGGCGACCTGCGCGCGAAGCTGGCCGAGTTCGCGGACCTGCCGGATGACGCGCCGGTGCTACGCATCGACCACCATGACGACGGTCACACGCTCAGCAAAGTCCACGTCGACATCGTTAAAGAGTCGCAGGACGGCGGACATTTCGAGACGTGGTACACGCCAGAGGAGTTCGCGCAACTCTGCGGCGCCGACGGCAACCTGCTGCCAGGCGGACCGTATACCGAGGATGACCGGCCACCGGCGGACGGCGTTCGCGCGCTGACGCTGTGGCCCTGACGAAAGGGAATGATCATGAACTGGGATGACAGGGCCGACAGGTTCGAGGAGAAGCCGGTGCGCACCGCGATCAGCGGCAGCATCCGCACCGGCGTGGTGGTGGCTGTGGTCATCACGGTGATCGCGGTGATCGGTGTCGGTATGTGGGCGCTGAAGGTCGCCACGAGCGACATCAAGGGCGCGGGCGACGCGGAGATCATCAAGAACGAGGCGCGCAACCGGATCCGTGCGCAGGAAGGGTTTCTGGACAAGTTCAACGCGATCATCGCGGCGGACGAAAACCTCACGCTGACCGCCGAGCAGCTCAAGGCCACGCCGTCCAGTGTGAAGCTGCAGACCGAGCTGACCGGCCAGAAGATGATCTGCAACGACCTGGTGGCCCGGTACAACGCCGACACCCGCAAATTCACGATGGAAGAGTTCCGTGACGCGGAACTCCCGTTCCAGATCGACAAGAGCCTTCCTACGACCGACTGCAAGGAGATCTCGAAGTGACGAACAACATCCAGCGCCGCAAGAAGGTCGGCATCGCCGCACTGGTGCTCGGCGCCACGATCATGCTGACGGCGGGCGCCTGTGGCCCGACGGAGGAGCAGGCGGCCCGCGATCAGGCGCAGTCGCAGAAGTCGACCGGGGAGACGCTGGAGAAGAAGAACCTCGCGGCCAAAAAGGAGCGGGAGGAGAACCCGAACGCGGTCAGGTTCGTGTACCTGTACACCTTCGGACAGCCGATGGGTTACTACGTGACGAAGGGCAAGATCTCTTCGTCGGGTTCGCAGCGCACGCCGGAGCAGGACGTCCTGCACACCTGCGGTGGAACGAGCGGCAACTACGGTTGCAGCGCGGTGGTCACGGACGGTGCGAAAGACGACGGTTCGTACGGTGCCGGTGATCCGGGGATCTTCTTCTTCCTCGCGGACGGCACGATGATCGAGACGTCGTTCGACTACCTGATCGCGGACAAGCCGATTCAGGCTGTGAACGTGCCGCTACTGGGGCAGTGATCGGTTTGTCGCAGCTGGCTTGGATCTACGCGCTGCTGGCGGTGTCGCTGTTGTTGATGGTGCTCGGCACGGTGCTGTTCATGTCTTCGTTCAGCAACATGCTGCTGGCGCAGTCGCTGCGCCGGATGCGATGGGCGTGGATCGTCGCGATGGTCGCGTCGGTGCCGTTGTGTGTCGCGGGCGAGATCATGTGGGACGCGCTCGACTGGGCGCGTTGACCAAGCAGTAAAGCGAAGCCCCCGCCTAACCCTGGTTGGCGGGGGCTTCGCCGCGTCTCGGGGGGACGTTCGAGGCGCTACCAGGCATCGTAAACCCGGCGGTTTGACAGCCGCTTTTAAGGCGGCTAGTCTTCAGTCATTCCGTTCGACCGAGGAGGCATCGATGTCCACCGGCACCGACACCATCCGCCGCTTCCAGCTGCGCAAGCACGGCCTGGAGATCAACATCGCCCGGATGACCGGCCTGGGCCAGGTGTTTTTCTACTGGGAGGTCCGCAACGGTGGCGCGGTCGCCGCGCGCGGCACCGTGGACGGCGACCGCAGCATCCTCGCCATGCTCAAGCACGTCGCCGACAACACCACGCTGCGCACCGACGCCGGGAACGTCGCGCTGCGCAGCCTCACCTGGGAAGCGCTCGACGGACACGAGCACGTGCCCGCGTCCGAACTGCGCGCTGGCGACGTGCTGTGCGTCAACGGCTACGGCCTCACGATCGAGTCGGCCACGCCCGACGGCGACAACATGATCATCATCACCGCTGGCATGGGCTACCACGGCAGCGCCGGAACGCGACGCTGCTACCGGCGCAACCAGCTGTGCAACCTAGCCGAGCGGTCGGCGTGATGTTCGTCGTCAACGTCACCACGAAGCGCCGGGGACCTACCCGGCGCTTCACCACCACGCATCACTGGTCGTGCCGGTGGGCGCGGCTGCCGATGCGTCGTTACGCGATCGACGCAACCGAGGTTCTGCGCCTGCACTCACGCGTCCGGCGCGGCGACGGCGGCACCGCGCGGATCTGCAAGGTGTGTCGTCCAGACCGGCTGGCAGCCCAGATGATCGACCCGACATAAGGCAAGAGCAGGCGTGTCAGCGCCTGCTCTTTGTCTTGCTGAATCCCTTACAGGAGAAGGAAAATATCATGAGCGACAACGTCGAAAGCCTGTGGATCCCGTGGGTGCCAGGCAAGACGCTCGACCTCGGCAACGGCATCACCGTCGGCCTGGTCGAGGTCACCCCTGCGGTGGCGAAGAACTGGCTGAAGCACAACCGGCGAAACAGGCGACCGTCCACGCCGACGTCGGACCGCTACGAGCGCGACATGCTCGGCGACCGGTGGCCGTTCACGGGCGACCCGGTGCGGTTCTCTGACAAGGACGAGATGCTGGATGGTCAGCACCGCTGCAAGGCCATCGAGAAGTCTGGCGTGACGCAGACACTGCTGGTCGTGTCCGGCCTGCCGACGAAGACTCAGGCGTACATGGACGGTGGCCGCAGGCGCAACGCCGGGCACGCTCTCGGCATCGACGCCACGCCGCACAGCACCGCCGTGGCGAGCGTCGCCCGCCTGGCCTTGCTGTGGAACCCGGGCGGCATCTGGGTGCCGGAACGCAAGACCGCGCTGTTCGGTGAACTGCAGCTGTCCAATCCCGAGGTGCTGGAGTTCGTGGACGCGCATCCCGAGGTGCACGAAGCGGCCCGTCAAGGCTCGGTGGTGGCCCACGCGGTGGGGGGCGCGCGGGCGTCGGTGATCGGTGCGGCGTACCTGCGGGCATCGATGCTGGAGGGCGGCGTGTTCACGGCGGCCGAGTGGTTCTTCAAGCTGGAGACGGGCGCGGGTCTGTCGGTGGGGGATCCGGTGCTGGCGTTGCGCAACGGCCTGATGCGGATGCGGGCGGAGAAGCTGTCGAACCCGCAGATTCCGCAGCTGTGGAAGGTGATCCGGACGTGGAACGCCTCGCGTACCGGTGAGGCGCTGGGACGTCTGGTGATCTCGCCGACGATCACCAACGGGAACTTCCCGGACATGAAGTAGCGGTTGATTTGACTAGCCGTCAGTTCGGCGGCTACAGTCACCTCATCGCGCCAGCAACCACGGAGGCCACGATGAGCGGATACCGCAAGCAGAACCACGGCAGCGCCCGAAACAGCCAGTACTCCCGCAACGTGTCCTCGATGCTCAGGCGCAAGTACGGCATTCACTGCAACGGCCGCGACGCGATCCTCAATGGCGTCAAATGCCAGCAGTTCGGACGCGGAAACCTGGCCGAGGTGACAATCACCGTGGGCTACAGCTTCGACGGCGACATCCCCCGCGCCATCACCGACGCGAACGAGATCGCCGAAATCATGATCGCCGAGGGCTACGAAATCCTGCGGCGCAACATGGACGGGCGCGGCATGTCCGTCGTGCATCCCAGCTGGAGGAAAGAGAAATGAGCAGTGGCGACCTCGCGATCGTCCTGATCCTCAGCCTGCTCGCGCACGGCTGGGGCGACTACATCGTCCAGACCGACCACATGGCAGTCGAGAAGACGAAACGGTGGCTGCCCGCGATCGCGCACGCTGCCACCTACACGCTGTCGTTCGTGCCGCTGGTGCTTCTCACCGGCGGCACGCCGCTCGCCCAGGGCGCCGCCGTGGCGGTGATCGGCGGCACCCACGCGGTGATCGACCGGTATCGGCTGGCTCGCCACGTGATCTGGGCGAAAAACTGGCTGGGCGGCACGCGGGTTCCGTGGCACGAGTGCCAGGCAACGGGGTTCGCGCCGGACCGGCCGGTGTGGCTCACCACCTGGCTGATGATCATCGTGGACAACATCATCCACGTCACCATCAACACCACGACGATCGTATGGCTGGCCGGGTGGGCGCGATGACCGGGCCACCGCTGCCCGGCCCGACGCCACTGCGAGACGGCGACGTTGGACACGTGCTCCGCAATGCCTCCAACGGCGTGCGCTACCGCAACGACACCCTCGGCATCGTGTTCCAGTGGGACAGCGGCGGGTGGTGGCGGCCGGTCGGCGATCTCGCCCCCAACGGCTGCCGTCACTGCGGGGTGTCCAAGCGCGAGCACTGTCAACTCTGGAGCAGCCAGGACGGTATCGGCTGGCATGGCTTCATCGAACCCACCGACGTGCAGCGGCTCGAACGCATGCAGTGGCGGCGAATCCTTGCGCCGCAACGGAAAAACAGGAGGCTTCCGTGATCGACCTCGACTACAGCCACACCGCCATGCTTGTGTTCGTCCAGAACTACGCGGCCGACGAAGCCGAACGACTGGTCGCCGGGTTCCGTGCGACGCTGCCGTTCGAGCTGGTCAACTGCGTGCAGGGCCCGTTCCGGGCGCCGTTCAACGGTGGCGCAGCCTCGTACGTGTTCCTGCCGGAGAACGCCAAGCGTTACGGCGGCTGGAGCGGCGACCAGCACTGGGCACCCATGGCAGCGCGCTGCCGCCACGAGTTCGTCGTCCTGTTTGAGCGGCTGCGCGAAGATGACGGCAGCACGCCCGCCACCGTAGTCAGCGTCCACTTCGGACCGAACCCGCAGACCGGCGAGCCAACGGCGCCGAAGGCGTGGCAGCAATGAACAGCTGGCATGAGGAAACGTTCGGCACGCCGTCCATGGGGACCGCCACGGACGCGGTGCGCGACGCGTACGTGGCGCACCTGGAGGCCGTGCTTCGGAAGCTCGCCGAGCCGCCGAAGCTCGGCTCCAGCCTCGCTCGTGAGTTCGACCGACGTATCCTGCTCGCCCGTGATGCGCTCGCGCTGGGCGACCTCGAACGGATCCCGGACGGGGTGAAGTTCCCGCCGCGCGGCGAGGTGGCGTTCACACGCTGGCCAGGCCCGGATGGCGCGTGGCATCTGATCGGCCCGGCGGTGATGCTCGAACCGGGCACGGTGATCGAGGTGAAGCGCTTCACCGAGCGCGGCGCCTCCCTTGTCGCCGTTGGGCAGATCGTCGCCGAGCGCACCGTGATCCACCGCAAGGAAGGTCCGGTTCAGTACGTGGTGGCGCGGATCTCGCGGGCGGTGAGGGACTGATGGGCGCGCTCACGATGGGGATCGGCGCGCTGTGGCTGTTCGCGGGCGTGTTCGTTCTGGTTGTCGGCTTGCGCTGCCTGCCGATCGATCTGCGCAGACCGTGCGGTGGCGGCGTCACCGGTGTGCCGATGGATGTCGCGCTGATCGTGTTCGGCCTGGTCGTGATCGCCGACGGGCTGGGACTGCTGCGATGAGCGGCCGGTACGCCGAGGTTGTGGTGCGCGGCCTGGTGTGCAGCGACGAGGAAGCGCAGGAGTGGATCAGGCAGGTGGTGGCCGGTCTGCACGAGTCGGGAGCATCGATCGCCGACCAGCGCGAGCACAACCCGTACGCGGCGGATGACTGGTGGGGTTCGACGTGACGCGGATGGCTGCCTTGCATGACATGGCGGCTGTGGGCGTCAGCCGGAGCGGCAGGGGCGGACCATGGAAGCACCATGTGGTGGTCAACGGCAGGTCGGCGTGCTCGTCCTGGCCGGTCGTCGAGTCGACGCTGAAACCGGCGTCCGAGGTGTTCGTGTGGAACCGGTGCGGGAAGCGTTCGTGCGCTATCCGATGGCCTGATTGACTAGCCGCCAGATCACCGGCTAGACTGCGGTCATGACGCAGAACCTGAACGCCCACCACATCCTGGAACACCTCTCCCCCGAAGAGCGCGTCGCCCTACTCGCGTTCTTCCGCGACTCGTGGGCCGAGATCAAGCGCATCGGAATCGACCCCGTCTTCGAGTGCGAGCGTCTCGGGGTCGACTGCGACGCGTTCGCCAGCGCCGCCGAACTCATCAGCGAGAAGTGGAACGGAAAAGGCTGATGCCGCCACATGGCAAGAAGTTCGCCAACCACTGGCACGGCAGCCAGCCCGTGCGCGACCGCCGCAACCCTGTCACCAAGCTGGGCACCCCGGCGGCCAGGCAGCACACCGCCAGCAGGCACGAGACGCTCGCCAGCATCGGCCCACGCACCTACGCCGCGACCTTCGGCGACCAGATCGAGTACGTCAACGGCGATCGCTACGTCAACCCTGCCGCCTACGCCTGGGCTCGGCGCAACCGGCTCATCGAGCTGACCGACCCGGAACGCCCCGGCGGCGCGCAGAAGGTCCAGCGCACCGAACTCGGGGATCAGGTGCTGGCC